GGGCAAAAAAGGCGGATTTGGGAATCCGAGAGGGGTCGCAAGAAAAACGATGTCCCCGGGGTCATGAGGTGACGGACTCGAACGATACGAGCTCGATGCTCACACCTTCGATGGTTCGCTGTGCCTTGAAGGTGGCGAGAATCTTTCCATGCTTGTTGTATCGGCAGTCCATGATGGTGTACTCAGCCGTCACGTCGTATGGATCGTGGTCGTCGTCTGGTATCTGTGGCCCTTTGCCGTCCATTGTCTTGCGGCTCAGCACGTCCTTTGCATGGTTAGTCACTGCGAGCTTGCGCTCATCCATTGTCATGTTCTTCAGCTTGTCGTAGTTCAGGGTGCCGAAGATACCCAGTCGTTTGTTCTCTTGCATAGTTCCTTGATTATTGATTGTGAATTTACTTAGTAGGTTGTCAGCCCATCGGTCTTGCCTTGCCTCGGCACGTTGTCTGACTATCTTGGCCGTGTTGCTGCCCAGTTCCTTATGGATGCGGGCATGGCAGGCGAAGCACAGGGCTTTCAAGCCTTGAAGTCCGCAGTCGATAGCCAGCCGGCGCATCTCGTCTTTGGTTCTGGCTGTCTCAATCGGCACCACATGATGCACACATCGGGCACTGGTCACGATGCCCTGCTTCAGACATTCTTCGCACAGTCCGTCGGTGCTCCTGAGTTTGGCAATGCGCAACTCCTTCCACTCTCGGCTGTTATAGATGTCCGCCTTGTCCTTGGCTACCTTGTCAGATACCCCTCGCCAGTTTCGTTTCTTATTCGTCGCCATACATCTGAGCAATTATACTGTCAATGTCATCAATGTCGGCACAACCATAATTGAGTCTGTCCGGCTCTCGTTCTTGCCACTGGTGCGGCAGTTCGCCATCATGCTCGTCGAGGTAGTCGGCCATCATTTCGGCATTCACAAAATGTATTGGTTCTCGCTTCTTACTCATATCACTTCATCTATCCATTGTCTTACCAGTTCGCGCATATCGTCGAAGGTGATGGGCAGCTGCCGGTGGAATCCCTCGCTGTCGGTCGTGGTGATCAGCCAGCAGTCCTTCGCCTTGCGGTCTATCTTCAGTGTTACCATTCTTCAGTGAACGGTCGCCACGGAAGGCTCTCCAAGTAGTCGAGCGTTTCCGGGTCGGCCTTTTCTTTTGGTTTCTCCTGCTGCTTGGTCGGCAGCTTGTAGTCCTGTGGTTCAATCATCGGTCATGTCGGTTGGTGGTTCTTCATGTTGCCGTATCTCTCCTTCAAAACCTTGCGCTTCATAGTCAGCAATCTCTCGGTCGTCGTCACCGAACACGATGTGCGTCTGTATGTCGTCTGGGCTGACGTGCTTCTTGCGCTTGGTTCGCTGGCCGTACTCGATGGCACGCCCAAAGTCCGAGTAGTTGCCCAGCTGTGGCCCTTCGTCACGGATGTCGCGCTCGCCTTGCGTCAGCTTGTAGGCATCGCAAAGCGTGAACAGCGTCTCGCGCATGGATTCTGTTCCGATGTCGTTGCCAATGTCGCGCAGTTCCTGGTAGAGTCCTTTCATGGTGACCTCTGTTGCACGTTCCAGTATCTCGTCAACGCAGTAGGTCATGTATGGCTTTTTGCCTGCGATGAACGGTCGGTTGATCATGACAGCACCAAACCCCTCGCGTCCGGGTTGCTCAAGAATGAGTATCACCTGGGCCACCTGTTTCTGCTTGGTAACGTCGGCAAAGTTAAAAGCCTGATTCCAGCCGGCATCTACCTTCAGCATATTGAGAAGCATGCTCATCTCTGAACTGATAGGTCCCGTGTGCTTAGCACTCTCGATGAAGGCTTGGACGAACATCTTCAGCAGGTCGTTGGCATTGGTGCCGTGCTCCATGCCCTCTGCCAGGATGTTCAGCAGCTCGTAGGTCTCCTGCGACACCTTCACCGACAGCGTTGCATTGCCACCTTCTTTAACTTGTTTCTGATTGCTCATGGTCTATTGGTTAGTTGATGTTGAATTGTTGTAGAATACTCGGTGCTTGATGGTTTTGCCACGTAGTGCAGAAATGCGCTCTTGGCTCTCCCATACCTTGCGGCGATGGTACTCCCGCCGCTCGTCTGGTGTCATATAAAAGTATGCTGTGCGTTGTCTGCTCATAGGTCTACTACTTCTAAGTTCAACTTCTCTACCAGTTGTCCTATCAATGGGTTCTCGCTGATCATGTCGGTCAGCACTGCCTTGCCCTTGGTGCGGCGGTCGTTGGTCATCTTTCGGATGGTGATGTCGGCAATGTCGGCCTTCTTGCCGTCCTCTTCGCGCCACTCGTTGCTGACGATGGTAGGGTTGACCTTCAACTTTTTGTATCCCGTCTCCTTGCATAGCTGGTAGGTACGTTCTGACCACGCCTGTGAGCCGTCCTTGTCGGGATAGACTACGATGTCACGGCCTTGGTCGATGAGCACCTGGATATGCTTGCGGTCGAAGAACTGCAGACCTCCTGTTGCCAGCCATAGATTGCGGCTCATGTTGCCGTAGTAGGTGGCCATGATGAGTGCTGTCTTCTCGCTCTCCACGAGGTGTATCTGGGCATCGGGACAGAACGGCAACAGGTGCTGTCCGAACAGGCACGTCTCGTAGTCGTATTCCTCCTCGTTATACACGCGCTGCCGGAAGAGCTTGCTGTGTACCCAGTCGAAGTTGTAGTCCGAGTCCTTGTCACGATGACCGTCCGGCTTGTAGCGCATCATCTTTCCGGTGTGTACCCGTGCCTGCTCATCAATCTGCCAGAACACCGTGAGCCCGTCTCGGCTGACACCGATGGCATAGTTGTTGAGCATCTTCGGCAGTCGCGCCCGTTGCTTATCGTCCCAGGGTAGTGAGTAGAGCCAGATGACAAACGTGGAGTTGGCGGCTTGCTTCATCATGGCGGCAGGGGTCTCGACTGGTAGGTACAGCGTCTTGACCTGTTGCATCTGCTCATGTCGCCTTGCCTCGGCTTGCTTGGCCTTCTCGATGATGTTGTTCAGCCGGTCGCTCCATTCGTCGTGAGCGTCGTCTGGTATCACGATGTTGTACTTCTTGGCCAGCCACCTCAGCGCGTCGGTGTAGGTGAGTCCCTGCTTCATCATCAGGAACTCGATGGCGTCGCCATGAGCACCACACGAATAGCAGCTGTAGGTGTTCTTTCGCGGACTCACCACAAACGAGCCCATGTGCCGGTCATCGTGGAAGGGACAAAGGCACTGATAATTCACGCCCTTCTTCTTCAACTCATAGAAGTCGCCGATGACGTCCACCACGCTGGCAGCGTCCTTGATTTTCTGTTCGATTATCTTGTCCATAGTCGTTTGGTTTCGTTTAGTCCCGCGCCGCCGCCCGTCGTGATAGTCAGAATGGACGGCTTTGAGTTCAATGTTAATCACACTGCGGTTAATGCCATAGGGTCTGCTATTTGATTTTTGCGCGTGCGCGTCGCTCTCTGGCTTGGTACCTCTTCCGCCCCAGTTATCTATCTATCTAAAGATAGATAACAGGGGGCGGGGGTACGGAGCTAAGAGTGGGAGTGACATTTTAGAATGGTGCTTTTTCGTCTGATTGTGTGAACGTCATCTGCTGTTCTTCAGCCTTGGGCTGTTGGCTGATGCCGTTGTAGTAGTAGCGTCCGTTGGTCTCATGCCTGATAAGACCCTCGGCCATGCCGTCCTTCATGATCTTGTCAATCTTGCGGTTGCTGGTATATCCAAGTTTCTTTAGTGCCTCAGTCAGGTCGGTGTATCTCATGCCGCCCATGTTGGCGACACCTGTCTGCTTGAATATCTCGTCAAGCTCCTTTCGGTATGCATCGCGCTTGTCGTCGGGCATCGCCTCCGTGTCGTTGCTGAACATCTTCGGCATACCGATGTGGTCACGGTCATCTTCGACGAAGTATTGCCAGTCGGGAACGTCAGCACCACGGGCTTTCAGCTGTGTCACCTTGAACGTCACCGCACTGGTCTTCTCATCCTTGGTCTTGACCGTGGCGAGAATGTCAGTCACCTTGCGCTCCAGGATGGAACCAAGCGAACCGGCCATCTTGTCGTTGCGCCCTGGGTTCTGATGCACCAGGCACCACACCGAACAGTTGTAGAAGCTGCTCACTTGCATGCACTTGGTGATAATCTCCTGACATTCCTCGATGTCGTTGTAGTCACGGATAACGTCCAACATACCGTCAATGACGGCCACCGTCGGTCGTATTTCCCAAATGGCTTGCAATACCATCTTCCAACGTAGCACGGCAATGCGAGCCTCTTGCAACGGAAGTCCCGTTTTTGCCGCTTTTTCTGCCCGCTGTGGCGTTTGTCCGTTCGGTGTGGGCTGTTGTGCCACCTCCGGGGGTTGAACGTCTCGTAGGCGCAAAATTCGCAGTTCTGGGTGATGGTCGCCCCATCGCCAGCCCAACAGCCTGAAGATACGCTCACGGACTCGCAGGGTGTCGTTCTTCGACATCTCGGTGTCGATGTAGAGCACCGTGCGCTTCACGTCTTCCGGCAGGATGCAGCGGAGGTTGCCGAACTGACCGCCAAGTATCGCCGCAATGATCTGCGAGAAGGTCATCGTCTTGCCGTGTCCCGACTGACCTGTCAGCGCGTGGATGTTGCCGAGTGGTGCAAACGGGATGCCGCACCACGATAGCGTCCAAACTGGCTGCTCATACTTGTCGTCGTCTTGCAACCAGTATCCCGACAAGTCAGTGCCGAACCATCCGTCCTGCCTCAATAGGTCGGGTGCATTGGGTAGCGTCGCCGCGTCTTGTGGTTGTAAATTGTTACTCTCTTCGTTCATAGTTCATAATAATTTAGCCGAAGTCGAAGCTAAGTTGTTTTGCCTGTGTCGGCTCTGCAACCGCTTCACGCTCCTGTGGCACTTCGGCTATTGGTTTGTGTTCTTGCGCCCATCGCTGCCAGTAGTTGCCTTCTTCAATCAACCGAGCCTCGATGTCACGCATATAGGCCCACATGATTTCGTCATCGTAGCAGTCGATGAACGGGTTGGTCTTGCCATGCGTAGGCACAGTGGTGATATACCCGCGGCCAAGTTGTTGCGAGTATATCTGTACCACCGCCTGCTGGTCGTAGCCATCGTCAGCCTTGTCTGGCCACACGCTACCAGGTTGCCAGATGGGGTCAACGTCCATAGGCTACAGCGTTGATGCCACGCTTTGCGCTGTCGGCTGCTGCTGTCCGGCTGGCTTCACGTTCCATGCACGTACTTCGTTGAACCAACGTCCGTTGTATTCGTGAGCGTCAATCTCAAAGCTCACCGTTACTTCCATGCCCTGCTGGACATTGAAACTCTTGATTTTGTCCTCGCCGAACACTTCAAACACCATTTTCTTAGGGTACATACCAGGAACCTCCAGCACGTACTGCTGAGTCATCCAAGCATTGCCCGTCCGCTGCGATGTGCCGCTCTGTGCAGGCATCACCGCAATAATCTTACCTGTTACTTCCATATATATACTATATTAAATTAGGATTTTCTTTAGATTGTCGCTCAATCTCTGCCAGAATAGCCAAATCGTTTTTTGCACGATTTGTACGATTGCCTTCACCTTTCTTTGCCACTTTCTTGGTCTTTGTGGTCTTTGTGGTTTTAGCAGACTTGGTGGACTTGGTGGTCTTTGTTGATTTAGTGCTTTTGGCAGGCTTTTCGCTTGCCGTGACACTTTCGTCGTCATCGTTGAGCTCAATGTCGCCAGTGTCGCCTGTCATACCCACAAGCCGATGTTCCAACAGCTTGATGGTTTTCAAGTGCTTCTCTGCTTCCTCGCGCATGGCCCTCACGTCCTTGATGGATGATGAGAACAATTTGAAGTTTTCCTTGTAGGCTGCCGATTCTTTCTTGTATTCCGCTTTGGCATCCTTGACTATATGGACTGACTCTCTCACGTCCATCAATGTCTTGTGATTAATGTCTTTCTGCTTGGTAATGCTTTCGGTCAAGGTACTGATGGTTTCGTCTATCTCATTGATGCGAGGCTCCAGCCTTTCGCCCAACTTGGCAGTCTTATTCAGATTGTTGAGCGTATAAGTGAGCCTGCTGTCCATGTCGTTGATCTTGCCGTACATGGCATTGACGTTGTCTTCCCATTGTTCGCCGACCAATATCTGGAACAGCATCGTCAGGATGTTGCCCTTTTCCATATACTCAGTTTGCTGCAGTCCTACGTGTACCATGAATCCTGCCAGCAGGTCCATGGGGTTGTAATACATGTATTCCTGCGAACCAACCGTCAGTGAATAGCCGTTTGGCAGATTTCGGACGTTGATTTTAATTAATTTTTCCTTTGCCATTGTTCCTTTTGTTTTTGATTCTTGTTAAGTTCATTTTTCTATTAAGACTTTCACGCTTCATTCGCTCGCTCTCAGTCTCACGCCGTCTGACGTAATAGCCAGGAGCAACAGGCGTCTTGGTTGTGCCGTTCAGCAGGCGTGCTATCTTTTCTGGATACACTCCGAAATACATGGCGGTATCGGCCAGAGAATTGAAAACCCTTACCACATAGCCCTCGTCATTCAGCACTTCGATGGTCTGCCGATTGTGACCGCCTCGACTGGATTTGCGCTTGAAGCGCACCGTACCATCGTCCAGCAGATCGTAGTCGGTCTTCTCGGCCATCTTGCAGGCCAACTCATCAGTCCATTTGTCTATGATGACCTGCTTTTTCTTGTCGTCATCGTTTGTGGTTACCGAATCGACTGTGTACACAGGTACATTTTCGCCAAAACGCTTTCTCATGACAGCGTACCTCCGATTAAGCACATCAGCACCAGTGCTGCCGGCATCACCAATGCGTACATCCACCAAGGCATTCCATCAAAAGACTTGTCTTCGCTCATCAAAATGTCAATAAGTTCTTTCATAATCGTATTTATTTTAGTTGTTAATGATGTTCAGTAATAAAAAACCTGCGAGCCTCGCGGCTGGCAGGTATACAAATAATCATACAAAATGATGAAAAAGAAAAACCTGAGAGCCTCACGGCGGGCAGGTAAAAATAAACATTACTCTTTAGGTATGTTATAACAACAGAAAACAACCTCCGCTGAGGTTACGCAAAATAAATAAGAATCTTATAAACTAAATAACCATGAAAAACACGTTGCCGTGGCTGGGCTCGAACCAGCTCCGCTCGACAGCAGCACGTCTTTCAGTACTGCCCGCTGCTCCACCATGTTGAACTACACGGCATACCATATAATTTATCCCTCATACAAGCAGCTGGCAGCCACACCAGCCTACGACATACGACGCAGAGCCCATCCGCATTATTGGACTTGCAATCAGGATTCCGTATTTCAATTCATTTCGTCTGTTGCTGCGTTACAGCAACCATTCAGCCAACGTCTCACGTCCCACACTTCCCTCGGCCTTACACTACTACCTATCTGTCCCGTATGTTGCAACTCAGTCGCAACCATAACCCATCCCGTGGGTCTTACAGATTCGGAAATTACCTGCGTCAGATTGTTGTACTCGCGACCCTTTTTCATGTCGCCTCTTTCCACTCGCTCATCGGTTTGGTCTCTTTCGATGCCGTTTCGGTTCCACCAATCGGCTTCCCCAGTGTTACAATATGTCAGCCTACTTGCCGGGATTGCACGCTGCACGTCCCTCGGCGTTTGTGGAAGGTGGCGGACTCGAACCGCCTGCTCATCTATTCTATTCGTGGACCACCGCTAAACGCTGGTGAAGGAGATGCCCACTTATTCCAATGCCGGTTTGCGCCAACTATTCCGGCTTTTACCTTCCTTATATTGATTTTGTCAAGTCTGTTGCCGTGTCACGTCAACAGTCATCACCTCAACAGCTTCATGTCGTCGTAAAGCCCCTCGGAAATATTAATCGCAATCTCATGCTGTGGATATGTCACCCGCGTCTTTCTTGTCTTTCCGTTCAGGTGTGTCACCATTATCCGCTTATGTGGAAGTATATCCCCATATTTCTCCAACCAGTCCTTGGTGAACATCTGGAACTGCTTGCACAATTCGTCCGCCGTGATCCAACGCTCACCAGCCTTCACCAGAGCCGCCTCGGTAGCCTTCTGCACCGTGGCCAATATCTCTTCTCTCAACTTCCTGTCCATAGTATTATTTGATTACTGCCCCACAGTGCGGACATGTTACAACTCTCTCACGATTTTTGCATGATATGTTTGAACACATGAATGGTCTGTTAGCCTCATTAACTCTCCCTATCCTGGCAACAGTTGCTCTCAGCGATTCAATTTCTGCATCTGCTGCTTCCCGGAATTCTTTACATGATATAATGAGGGCCTCTAATTTCTGCTGCTCTTCTTTCGTCATAGCTCAATCCCTTTCCAACATTGGTATGATACCTTGCTTCTTCAATTCCTCATACAGGAACTTGCGGCCTGCCTGCGTCCATTCGGTGTGAAGCACCACGTCTGGGCGACCATCAGTGCGGGTGATGTCGATAGAACGACTCGACACGTAGCCGCAATCCTTATACTTAGCATAGAGTATCCACTGGCCGTTGATGCTGTACTGTATGCCCATCTCGGCCAACTTCTTGTTCAGTGCCTTGCCGCTCATGCCGTAGTCCTGTGCAATCTGGCTGATAGTGAGCAAAGCCTTAGACCTCATAATCAGGTCGAGATAGTTCTTGTCGTGCTTCAGTTCCTGGTTCTCGGCAGCGAGTTGGATATTCTCTTCTTCGAGCTTCTTGTTCTCGATGGCCAGCACCTTCTTCTCCTTATATTCCTTTGCCCATGCTATTGCAGCCTCGGCAGGATCGGTGAAGTCCGGCAAATGGAGCATCTGAGAACGCTGCTTCTGCTCTAACTCTTCCCAACGGAGCACCAACTTTGCACGAGCTTCGTCGTTGAACTTCGTGGCGACATAAAGACACTCGGTCTTGGTCAGTTCGTAATATGGGTCTTTTCTTGTTGCACCATTGCCGATTTCAGTCTCACGATACATCAGGGAAAATTTTCCCTCATGTACTTTCTCCCATGCTGGCTCCATCTTGCGGATGGCCTTCATCACGTCATTGTGTGGCTTACCTGTCAGTTTGGCAATCTCCAAACTGCTCATCGTCTGCCTGCTCTCTCCGAATTGAATCAAATCGTTTGTCATAGTTCCTTTTTTTTATTTACGAAATTCTCGTAATAGTCACAGTTCTCTGTCTTGTGCCCTCCATAGGATCACCGATACGGGCACTGAACTTCCATCCGTAAGTTTCTGTGAAGTTCTTGGCCCTGTAAGCCTGAACAGCTGCGCTCTGTGCCTTCTCAAAACTCGGTAGAGTGAACACCTGTTGGTCACCTGGCAGGAACTTCATCAGGATGTCTTTTGTCATTTTCTCGATTACCATAAATTTTAATTTTGCTTAAACTTTTTGTTAGTTTGTAACAACGAGGAAGAAAAAGCCGTATATTTGCATTCCAAACCCTTTGCAAAGTGCCGTGTGCGCTTTATGCGAAAAGACGCTCAACGTCTGACGGCTATTTCTATGCCCCGTATTTGTTAGTTACTTTCGGGTGCAAATATACAAACTTATTTTGGTACTTGTGTAGATTGGTGGTGATTTTTAACAATGTTTAAGGTATTAATGTGTTTTGCTTATGAGATTAAGGAATAATATTTTTGCCGCTGCGTTCGATTATCTTAAACGCAACACAGACATAAAGACGCAAAAAGAACTGGCACATCGTATGGGCGTGACGGAAAACACTATCACGCGCATACTTAAAGATTATACAGAGGTCACCGAGGACATCATTACAAAGTTGCAAACGGCTTCCGGCTGCATATTTAACCTTCAGTGGCTTCGTGGTGAAGATCCAAATTGCATGCTGATGGAAGATTTGGCCTACTATCAGCAGCACCCAGGAGAGCGGCTGGTTTTCGAGCGGTCACAGCAACATTCATCAGATATGCCGCACGAGCAGTTCATTGATGTGTCGAGTGTGTTCAATTCTGCACTTGCAGCAAAAGATGAAACTATTTCCGCCTTAAAGTCTCGCATCGCAGACCTGCAGCGTACCATTGCCGACAAAGAAGAAATCATCAAAGCGCAAGATGCCCAAATCATTGAACTGGAGCGCAAACTGGCCGCTGCTACCACTGGCGACCTATCACGCTATCCTTTTACTATGGGAGCTGCTGAAGATAACAAACAACCTAATATATAAGTTTATGAGTCTCTTAATTTTATTCATTATTGCAGTATGTCTGATTGTTTATGCTGTTAAAGTTTCACGCAGAAACAAAGAAGAATCAGAAAAGCAAAAGACAGTAGAACAGCCTACCCACTTCGACCTCCTTGACGACAATGGTGACCCGATTCATTCATCGGATGACCGTTCTCGGGCATCTGCTCCTCATCCCATTGACGAACCCAGTGTTCAACGTCTCCGTTACTTCTGCATCAAGGACAAAGGCTACCACGTCAGCGTCTGGCCCAAGGATCAAGGCATAGGTGACTACCTCGAATTCACCATTGCAGGCATCACACATGGCGAACACATTGATGAACACCTCGGCGAGTTCGCTGCCACCATGGAACCCGACCCGACCAACCCCTACGACCAGAACGCCGTCAAGATAGTCACCAGTGAAGGGCACCGTGTCGGCTACGTCCCTAAAGACCAAACCACCTACGTCCGTGAGTTCGCCACTCTCCCTTGCCGTTGCTACTGTTATATCGGCACAAACGACGGCATGTATTTCACTGATTGTTATATTAAAAAAGAATCAAGATGAATGCAAATGTTTTACACTTCATTTTCGTCAAACGCGCAAAACCGCCATAAACAAAGGAAAATCCCCTCTCCAATCCAAACCCCGCCGGAATCACTGAAATTGAGAGAGGATGACGCAGGAAATGGCGGCATCCTCTTTGTTTATCGGGGTTTGTGGCTGCTGGAGGGCGGTTTTGGTATTTCGGGATTTTCTCGGATTTTCTCGGATTTTTACCCCGAATGTTTTACACATGTTTTACAGTTTTACTATGTTTTACACCGACCAATGAGAAAGTGAGACTGAAGGGACTGAAAACGGTGGAGAAACGAATAATTAATAATTAATAATGAATAATTAACAGTTAATAACATTAAAACCAAGAAAAAGTATGTTTTCGACCAGAATAATATTTGACCGTCGTAAAGTGGCGCAAGAAGATAAGAACGCAGAAGGGACGCTCGAAGTGAGAGTGACCATTGATAGGAAGTCGTATTATATTAATACTGGTATGCGCGTGCGTGCAAAGCACTGGGCAGGGGCGATTGTGGCCCGTCCTGACGCGGATGCGCTTAATAATCGGCTTGGGCTGATTGTTCGCAGGGTGAATGAAGAAATCAACAAGTGCATTGAAGAGCGGATACCCATAGACGTGAATATTATCAAGGAGCGATGCTTCGAAGGCACCAAGGAGCCTGTGCGCGTGGAGACGTTGCTGGAATGGATGAAAAAAGAAATACCCATGCTGAATATGGCAGAAGGGACTCGGCAGCACTATGAATTGCTGTATGACCGTCTGGTGCAGTTTGGGAAGATGACGCGCTGGTGCGATCTGACTGTTGAGCGCATATACGAGTGGGATACCTGGCTTCATGCTCTTCCATGCCGTCAGCGAACAGCCGACAAACAGGCTGGCAAGGAACCGGCACGTCTCAGTGACGGGGCTGTGTATAACTACCACAAGTACATGAAGTATATGATTGGCCGTGCGATGCGGGTAGGACGAATAGACAAAAATCCTTATGACAGGATAGGCAACGGAGAGATCAAGCGAGGCGTGCGTGAGAACCTGGAATACCTCACCGACGAAGAGATGCAGGCCATTGTCAGTCTCAGACCTATGGCAGGTTCTCCGATGTGTGTGGCCCGTGACCTGTTCGTCTTCCAATTATATACAGGCATGAGTTATTCGGACACGCAGCGGTTTGATATTCGGCAATACAAGAAGGTGGACGGAGTGTGGACATCGAACCAGGAGCGCGTGAAGACTGGTGTGGCATACGTCAGCGTGCTACTGCCTCCCGTGGTTGACGTGCTTGAGCGATACGGTATGCAGGCTCCAAAGATCGGTAACGCCGACTACAACCATGCGCTGAAGGCTATCCAGATGGCGACGGGCATCACTACCCGATTGCACTCGCACCTGGCACGTCACTCTTTCGCTACGTGGATGCTGCGCAACGGTGTGTCGATGGAGAGTCTTGCGAAGATGATGGGCCACACGACGACACGCGAGACGCAGAAGTATGCCAAGGTGACCGCTACGATGGTGCATGAAGACTTTGCAAAAGTATCGAGACTTTTTAACAATAATAATTAAAAAAAAGACTATGAAAAAGATGATTGTAATGGCGATGGCCGCTGCCATGATGTGCGGCTGTGAGGCTTCAGTGAATGAAGAAAGTGAAGAAGAACCAGAATGGGGTGGGGCAGTAGCCTACCAGCGTGTGACGTTTGACGTTAGCAACGCAGGATGGGAAGCTACTACCCGTGGACTTGTAGCCGATGGCTCCAGCATGACGGATTTGTGGCTGTTCGACTATGTGGGTGACCAACTGGTCAGGACTGTACACAAGACCCAAGACGATTCAGACTTTGACGCACCAACACTCATCATGAAGCATGGAGAGCACACCGTTTACTTCGTTGCCAGTCGTGGTAAGACACCTACCTTTTCAGGCAATGAAATAACCTGGGCACAACCCTCCGACACTTTCTGGAAGTCGTTGCAGTTGACCGTCGGCACCAACACAAGCAATGTCGCCGTGACATTAGACCGCGTGGTGACAAAATTTAAAGCCACCATCAATGATGAAGTGCCAGATGGTGTCGAAAAGCTGTGCATTACCCCTTCCGTGTGGTACTACGGTCTCGACTATAAGACTGGCAGTGCCGTTGGCCAGCAGTCTACCGAACGTGTTATCACGGTGCCTGCATCGTACATTGGCACACAGGGCCAGTTGGTCGCCTCCATCTACGGGCTCAGTAACTCCGATGAATGGACGACAGATGTTACCATCAACGCCAAAGATGCCGACGGCAATAGTCTTGGTAGTGCGGAGTTGCAAGATGCGCCTTTCCGCCGCAATATGACGACATCAGCCAGCGGCAACCTCTTTGCTGGAGTCAGGGTGTTTGGTCTGACCTTGAACGACGAATGGCTGGACAGCCAGGTCATAGAATGGTAACGGCACAAGTGCCTAACGAATAATTAATAATTAATAATGAATAATTAATAATGAACCAGACTGCACTCTGTGCCTAACGAATAATTAATAATTAATAATGAATAAATAATAATGAATAATTAATAGGAGAGGCCATTAAGATAGGACGGCTGGCATCACTGCCGGCCGTCCTTACAAAAGAATGAAAATGAACTGAAATGAACTTTACTTATCTGGATTTTGTTGACTATTCAGGTCTTCCATGAGTTGCTGCAGTTCGTCGCTGTCCTCCTTCGTCATGATGGGCTCGTCGCTGTCGTCTTCATCGTCAAACAACATCGGGAACATGCCCTCCACCGTTTTCCCCTTGGGGTCACGCATAGAATACGTGGTGGTGTAGACGATTTCTGCCAGCAGTTGGTGCGTCAGTCTGTTACGCCTGCGATATCCCTTGATGATGCAATCAACCTCCCAGAAGCGGAGCTCGTACAGAAACTCCCTGCGCGATATACCTATCTCGCCCACGAGCAACTGATATATCTCGTGGGCTGTGGTTAGTTTTTTCCCTTTCCCTTCTTTTCGGTTTTCTTCTCGCCGGACTCTTGATCAGGCACCTTGTAGAACTCCAACCGCATGCTGATGATGGCCAGGACAGCCTTGCCGAGTTCAAGAGGAGACATGTGCAACATGAGTTCTTTGTCGGTGACAGGAGTTTCTTCCTCATCCTTGCTCTGCGAGTAGGCAATCATGCAGGCAACAATGGCAAAGACGGACTGCTTGATGTCCGGGTCTTCTTTACTCTGAATGCATTCTATCGCATAGCGAATGTACTTGATGATGTCTTCGTTGGTTAAATCTTTGTACGCAATCTCTGTAGCGTAGCAATAGGCAAGCGTGACTTGCTTGCCGCAAAGTGTTACTTCTCTCGTAATCATAGTTGTGAATGTTTTAGTTGTTGAAAAGGGCCGTCCGTCAGCAAGTCAAACCATGAAAAACGGACAGACGGCCACAAAAGGAACTTATGTCACGCAATTTAATCGTTGCCACTTGAAGCAGGTGCGCTCTGCGTTGCGCCACCAGACACGATTGGACCAAAACCAGTCAGCGTGTAGCTAAATGTAGCCACCTGCTTGTTTTGTCCTTGCAGACTCCATTGCGTCAGCTTGGCCTGTCCAGAGCAGATGGTGCTCACGATGGTGCGGTTGTTCTCACCCTCCATCACACAGATGCGCCAGTAGAGTGGAGTGTCTTGCAACTTTGCGAGCATACCGCCTGCCGTGTTCGAACCAGTGGCCAGCGGGTCGTTCGATGTCAGCAGCTGGGCGTTGCCGGTGATGTCATACGACAGTCCTGTGACCTCCTGCTCGGTGTAGTCGCCGGTGGTGTCCTTGGTACTCGAGTCTTCCACGGTAGCACTGCCGTGCAAAGACATCTGTTTTGCGGCAGCAATAACCGCCGTGGGGTTGGCAGCAGTAGCCAACAGCAATCTGATGTATTGTCCTCTTTTCATAGTGGTTTAGCTAAGGGCTCCGGTTCCCTGGAATTGAAGTGAAACGGCAACCGTCTCGCGGTCGTTAAAGTTCATAGTGAAGTCGTTCAGCAATGCCTGACCGCTGCCGTTGGCATCGGAGGCTCCTGCGACATTCCATCCTACCGCTACGGGTGCGGCTCCGATGAACGCCGTCAGGATAGCTTGCAACTGAGAGGCTTCTGCCTGGTATGTGTCTACCTGGACTTGCCATGACTTGCTCGTCATGGTGTCCCGGCTGAACAACGAGGCTTCTCCCTTTGTTGTTACGTCCTCGGTATTGCCGGTGACGGTAACGGTGCAATTCGTCTCGTCTGCAACGAGAGTCGAATTAATGGTAACGTTTTGGCCTTTAATTTTGCTCATGATCGTCTGTTATATTAGTTGTACAATTATATGTCAAAGTCTGCCAGTAGCAGGGTTTCATCCAATCCCACGCCAACTGTGATGCTTGCAACGAGTCCAGCTCTGGTGTTTCTTCATCATTGTCCATCATCTGGGCAATGTACGCAGCCACAACACTGCGACACATCCTGACTATACGCTTCACCTCCTTGGGGCTGTCTGCGTCCACTTCGATGCTGGCCGTCACGCGGTCTTCGTCTGTCTCCCAGTCGTCGTCCTTGTTGGCTGGCTGGTTCTGCCATCCGTCGTCCGTGACGATGATGCACGGCAGTGGCGTGTTGTCCTTTCCGTCAGGTCCCACCTCGAAGCAGGTAGAGACTATCCTGCCACCGACCGCCTCCATGAGGCTTTCGTCTGCTCGCAGAGCGTCGTAGATGATTTCGTCAATGTCCTTCATACTAATCGGCTGAAATATGGTTCATGGTTTACTGAAGCGGCCCGGAGCCTTGAAACTGGAATGAACCGACCGCCAGCGTTCCGACGGCCCCGCTGACCTCCCACGTCTTGACGAGAGCACTCCCTGACAGCACGTCCTGTTCGACACCTACGGTCAGCGTCACCACGGTGTTGACCATGGCTGCAGAAGAGCGAAGCGGAGTGCCAGTCCTCGGTAGCAAATGATCACAAGCCACCGTCCATGTCTTGCGCCCAGCTATGAACTCACGCCATGTAGCGTTCGTTGCGCTGGCTCGCTCAATATTCTCGCCACTGATTTGGAGGCGACAAGACTTGGCACCCGCTATAGCCGTACCGTTTACGCTCACTATGAGATTTTTCCCAAGTATTGCATCCATTATTAATTATTCATTATTAATTATTAATTAGGCCATCTGGCCGTCATGCTACTTCCACGTTACTATGTGCCCTTTTCCCTCCTGTGCCAGCGAGCGGTCAGCCGCCAGCACGATGTCATGGCCGCTGATTCGACCGTTTACGCGCATAGACCTTGGCTGATTGTTCGTCAGTTCGTTGGCCACGTTCGCAGTCTGCGCTTTGTTGAGCACAATTTCTCCAGCATTCAGTCCGACGATGCCGCCGCCGTCCACCATGCCCATAATGTTGTCGCCGCTGTAGCTATTGCCCTTGATGACACCACCAGAGGCGTAGCCGGTCAACGAGTGGATGGTTGCGATGGTGGTAGCCATTGCCGTAGCACCTGCTCCCAACCACGCCAACCATCCCCAACCAGAAGCCACCGTGTCGGCGGATTTAGAAGCCATAGCGAAACCCAGTGCGACGCTGGCGATGGCCTGCATGACAGTGCCGGCAACCTTTGCCGCTGGGTCGTCAATCATGGCGAATGCCGAACCGATGCCTTGAACGGCCTGGCCTGCCATTCCCCACGCTTTCTCAGTCTGCTTGGCACCCTTGACCAGCTGGTCAATATACGAATCGGCATCCTTCTGCGCTTCTGCCAATACCGATGGGTCGAGTTGTAGACCAAGTGAGCCTTTGATGTTCATTGACTTGTCGTCAGACGCAAACGGGTTAGCAAGCAGGCCGTCGCCTGAAGCCCCTCCAAAGGCAAAGTCACTGGTTTTAAGTGTTAATCGTCCTTGTGCCTGTTCTGCACGCAGTCCAAGTAGGCCGTTGCGCTGTTTCAGCAGTTCGATTTCCTTCTGTATCTCCGCCTGACGCTTACGTGCTGCCTCGGTCTCTGAATCACCAAGTTTGGCATACTCCACCGACAGCTTTTTTATTTTTTCCTCGTTTTTCTGTATCTCTGTTTTAATAGTCTTATTCGACTTCAAAGCATTAGGATCGAGATAACCTATGTTGTTCTTGACCTGGCTGATTTGTTTGGTCAGGTTTTCCACCTGTTCCTGGTCGCCAGCTTTGATTGCTTTCTTTCGCTGTTCCTCCAGTTCCTTTAGCTGCTTGCGGAGCGATGCGACGTTCTGTTCAGCCTGCTTGGTGTTGATATTGACGGGCTGAAGAATCTGTTTGGCCGCTGCCTGATAGTCGGAGAGCATCTTCTTGGCTGCATCCACTTCGGCCTGAATCTTGGTAGCGTCGAGTGAGCCGTACTTCTTTGTGATTGCACCGATACGCTTCTGTAACGCTTCGTTGCGATCACCACTTTGCCATGCACGTATATCTCTAATCTGCTGCTCGCGTGGATTGATATACCGCCAGAACTGTTCCTGCTGCTGTTGGTAGATGCTTTGCCGTTTCCCTTCGCTTGCGCCTGCAAGGTTGGCGGTCATGCGCCCCACCTTGGCATTGCCACCCATCAGTCCGTAGGCATTAGCCATGCGTCCGGCCTGCGTGAGCTGGTTCAGCAGCGTAGCGAGCGGGCCACCGATGATGTCGAGGATGCCAATCTTCATAGAAGTCCACAGGCTGTTGCTGGCTTCTTCGAGTGGTGCAAACTTGCGGCCCAACTCCTCCATCTTGTTTTGCAGGCTCACGTTGGCTTGTGCGGCACGGTCGGCTGCGGTCTCCACATAGTCGCCTGCTGATGCCATTTGCTCACGGATGATGGAACCGACGGCCTTGGTCATGTCGCCCGTTTCCTTCATCTTCTCCTTGACCTCATTGGCTGATAGTCCGAGGTTGTCGAGTATCATGAGCGACTTACGACCGAGTCCAGTCACGATGCTGTCCACCATGTAGTCAACGCTTTGCCCGGTGTCCTTGGCTTTCTGTTGAGCGAATGCGAGCATGGTGCCCAACTCTTCCACAGGCAGCTTGAAGTCGTTGAACTTCACGGCAGCTTTCATCAGTTCGATGTCTGTCACGGTGCCGTGGGTGGCTTCACGCAGTCCGTCAAGTATCTGACCATTGCCCAGACGCTCAAAGGCTACGCGGATGCCCTCACCCTGCTTGGCAAGTTCAATGCCCTGCTGCACGGAGTTGAACATCTCAGTGCCCAGGCTGGCAATGGCCCCAGCCGCCTTGGTCATCATGTTACCGCCAAAGACAGCCAATGCACCCTCCATCTTGCCGCTCAGTCCGCTGAAGATGCCGCCTTTGGTGTCAGTACTGAGACCTTGCATCTCGGTTTTGGCTTCACGGATGCGCTGCTGCAACTGCGTCAGCGAACCGGCGAGAGCCTTTGCCCAGTCACTCTGCTGCTGTTCCTTGGTCAGGGCTTCGTATGCTTTGGCGGCATCATTGTATGCACCCACCAGCTCCTTTACCCTATCCTTGACGTTGGTGGTGCTGGTGGCCATCGAGCCGAGCGCACGGGCTGCATCCACGTTAGCCTTGGTGAACTGGTTGAAACCCTCTTTGGCTTGGGTGGCGGTCTTGCTGTACGCAGACAAGTTCTTGGCCGCCTCTTTTATCTTGGAGTCAAAGCCGGTGGTTTCAAGTTTGAACCTGGTTATTATGTCTTTTGCCATATCTTACATCAGTTGAAATTCTTGTTGGAGCAGTTTTTCTATTTCCTCGGCCACACGGCTGGCTGCTGCATCCATCTGGAATGCTGACGAGCGGCCGAACCAGTGGCGGGCACGAAGTGAGCCACGGGAGCCGTAGCGCGTCTCACGCTCAACAGTACCCGCATTCAGGAAGCGGAGTATGAAGCCACGGTCTACGCCTTCGTAGCTGTCTATCTGCATGGTGCGCTCAGAACGTTTACGGCGGTTGCCGCCACGCTGTCCCTCTTGCAGTGTTCCTTTGCGCACGTACCTGGTGGCTGCACCACGATGGCGGCTACTGAGGATGTTGATCTGACCGCCGAATATCTGCTTATATACCGAGTTACGGACGGCCTTGTAAGCATGGCGGGGGTCTGCTACCCAATTATCGGGCGCACCTTCTGGTTTTGTGCTTAGCACATCCTGCGCATCCTTGATGACATTCTTGCGGGCTTCGCCGATGGCACGACGGATGATAGCCTGCAACACCCGCTTGGTGCGATGGTTGTCGGTCTGCATCTTGCGTAGTTGCTCTTGGTACTGCTCGATTCCTGTTACGGTGATTGCGTCTTGTGCCATAATGAAATTGCCCGATTAGTTGGTCTTACTATTCTGGCAAAATGCCGCTATCGGTTTACTTTGGGGCACAAAGAAACCCGCCAGTGGACTGTCGCTTTGCTGTTGCATTGCCGCCACCGACGGGCTTTAAAGTGAACTATGATTGAGTCAAAGACTTGATGAGAGAGAATCCTACTCTTAGCCGCCAATCTCGTTAGAAGAAGCGGGCTCAACGAGTTTGATGAGCTTGAAGGCCTGGGGAGTGCCGTTGCCGTTGTTCACCTTGCCGGAGAGCTCGGTCAGCGAGTAGTCGGTGGTCATGCCGATAGCAACCGTGCCACGGTCGAAGTTGGCCTGGCTGGTGCCGTCGATGTTGAAGCGGAACTCACCGTGCTGCTGCTCTGCCAGATAGCCGAAGTGACCGATACCGATGTAGCGGTACTGGCCGTCCTTGGTGGCAGTGCCGTTGCTGGCGATAGCGTAGTCGATGTAAGGAGATACGACGTACTTGTAGCCCAAGCACAGGCCGTCCTCGATGGCAGTACGCTCACCAGTAGAGCCGGGGATGAGAGCCTTGAACTTCAGGTCAACCTCAGTCACCTTGTCCATGATGAACACAGGATCGCCCTCGAAGCCGAGGTCATACATCTTGGCAGCCTCCTTAGCGAGATTCTTAGGTAGATTCTCGTCGTTGGTCAGCTCTACAACCTCCACCTTGGCGAATGGACCCTGAACGGGCTGATACTCACCGTGTGCATAGACGTGGAGAGCACGGAAGATAGCCCAGCCCTTCTGGAACTTGTAGGTGATGAAGGCGATGATGTCGAAGGCGGCGTTGTCGATAGCACGGAAGCTCACGGGAACGCTGGCAGCGATACGCTGCGGCTGTGCCTTGATGTTGGCGAAGTTCAGAGCCTGCTCGCCTACCTTAGTCACCTCGCCCTCAACAGAGAACACCACGTCGTTGGTGCTGTAGGGGATAATCTCGGTGCCAGTCACACCCATCACCAGCTTCAGGTCGTCGGGCAGTTCGATGCCTGCAACCTTGGTGTCGATGATTTCCTTGATGGTCACGGGGATCAAGCCACCAGCCTCGAGGTTGGCATAGGTGTTGTTGTCGCCACCAGCATCGCCAGTCACCTTGTTAGCCAGTACGGTGGTGGCGTTCTCACGCTTCTGTGAGCACTCCTTGATGCGCTCACGGAGCTTCTTGCCCAAGTCCTCGCGCTCACGAATCTGCTCCAGCTCCTTGCCGCTGGCCATAGCCTTGGCACGTGCGCTGAGTCCGGCAGACTCATCAACGAGTGAACGATACTCGGCAGACTCGGCCTCGGTGAAGAGGATGTTGCCGTTGTTAGCCTCACGAGACTTCTCCTCCATCTCGTGCATGCGATTCATGATAGCGAGTTGACGCTCCTGAATCTGGGTCTTTGTCATTTCTTTCATGATGCAAAAACTTTTAATTGGTTAATATTCGAGTGATGATAAAATTTCGTCGTTGAGTCGGCGGGCCTTGGCACGCAGACGCATGGCCTGCTGTTCGCGGAATCGCTGCTCCTGCTCTTCGAGCTGACGCTGCTCTTCCTCCTCCTTGGCCTTTGCCTCGGCTTCACGCTTGGCGGCTTCCTCGGCTGCTTTGCGCTCCTCTTCGGCCTTGGCTTCTTCCTCAGCCTTCTTCTTGGCTTCGTCGTCGCCACACTCGCGCTTCAGCTGCTCCTCAATCGCCTTGTCGATAGCCTCCGATGCCTCACGGGTGGCGACACTGGTCTGCTCGTAGGCAGGGTGTGTGACGATGGCGACATCGTACAGCCCGGTGATGCGCTTCACATGACGAAGCCACACTTCCTTGCCGTCGTGGGTCTCGGCGGTGCGCTCGTAACTTACACCGTTCTCGCTGTCCTGGTAGTCGTCCTGGAATGCGAAGGACATGCCGCTGATGTCGCCGCGCTTCATCAACTCCAGTGCATCGTTGGCGTTGTTGGTGTTGGGCAGTTCGCAGCGGCACTCGATGTGGTCGCCTGCAAGCCGCAGAGAGAGTGTGCCGTTGCCGTTCTTGCAGCGACCCAGCACGTCGGGAACCATACTGGAGTGGTTCAGATTGAGGATCACGTCGGAGCGTTGCAACAACTCGTTGGTGATACATCCAGGCTCCAGCACCTCATACACCTCGCGGGTTTCGCTCCACGGTGTCAGGTTTACGGAACGCACACCGAACACGATGGGCTTGCCCTCGATGGTGCGGCTCTGCTGACCGTCCTCCGTTTCACGGACATGCAGCCCGCAAGTGTCGGTTGGGATGAATCTTGTCTGTTTCATATTCTCTGTTTTGAAAATGTTATCTACTATACCCCCGTTTTAGTACCTGGGGTTTACTGCGCGATGCACACGGCTTTCGCGATTCTTTCTCTGTTGCTGAATCTCGCGCTCCAGAGCGTCGATTTCCTCTTTTGTCGGGTTTGGTGTCATACTTTTGCTATATTTTATCGCTTGGGTTTACTATACTCAACCGCTTGGGTTTTCTATATTAAACCGCTGCGGTTTGATATACTAACCTTATGCGGTTTGCTATACTAACTTCATGCGGTTTCCTCGCCCTCCTTTGGCGATTCGCCCACGGTGTAGTTGCCGGGCTTCAGCTGCTGGGCAGCGTCGCTCTTGGCGATGAGGGCTTTCAGCGTCATGAGGTTTGCCGATGCCATTGGCACGTCGCCATCCTCCACGGCAGGCATATCGAAGTCGCGGCGGGCTTCGTTCACGGTGCAGAGTCCTGCCTGCATCTTCAGCTGTGCCACCTTCGCGCGGCGTTCGGGGTCCATCACCATCAGCGGGTCTTCGCAGATGTGGATGTCGCGGGTGCCGTAGTCCTTCATGCCGATGAGCTTGCGGGCAATCTCCTTCTCGTTGCGGTTCTTCAGCGGCAGGATGGTACGGGTGTGGAACTCCATCGTGGCGTTCTGATAGTCGTTGTAGTGCGAGTTGGTGTCAAGCATCAGCAGCGGACGCGGTACGCCCCAATAGCGGGCCACGTCGTCGTAGGTGATACCCAGTTGCTCCAGCATCTGCATATCCTGTGCGGTCATCGAGAGGTTCTGGAACGATTCGAGGCCGTGCATCGACACGATGTCGTGACCTGAGTAGAACTTCTTCTGCATCTCCTGGGCAGTCTTGTGCACCTCGTCCTGATTCAGCAGTCCGAAGGCCAGTGTGCCTTGTCCCTGCGTCGGCTGTTTCTCCGAGATGATACCCTTGATACGACCGCCCTTTGCCGCCGTGTCGAGTGCCTGCGAGCGCAGGGTGCGGTTCAGCGTCAGAGCCTCGAAAGCGTAGAGCAACGTCGATTTGCCCCAGCCGTTCGGGTAGCGGAAGTTGTTCGGGAAGTGCAGCACGTCCGAGGTCGGCACGTTCACCTCCGTCCTGTAGCCCTTGTCGGTCAGGAACACGATGCTGGCGTAGGTCGCGGTGTTGATGTTGTAGCCGCACTCCTTCACGAGCCACAAGTGAAGCGGGAAACCGAACTCGTCGCGCTCGATATACACGAAGCCGTTGCCCGTCAGTGTGCGGTTCAGTTCCACGAGGTTCCACAGGTCGGGAGCCGTCATGATGGGGTTCGCTTCCTCCTGCAACAGATAGTTGATACGCTTGCCCAGGCCGCGCATGTCCTGTACGAAGTTGCCGCCCTCGAAGTCTTTTTTGCGGTACTGAACCGGCATCACGCCCATCGTGTCGCCACGCAGCGTCACGGCACGATAGACCGCCGACACGGAACAAGCCGCCTCGGGGCTTCGCGTCGCCACGATGCGCTCCATGTAGTCGCCGCCCTCCACCTTCGGAGGTTCAGGTGGCATGGTGCTCGAAGGAACACCGGGGGTCTGTGGTGCCTCGCGCAACATGATGGTGTTCTCGGGCGTAGCCGCTTTGAAAAGATTACTGAAAAAACTCATATCTTACTTGCTTTTACTATTCGTGCGTTTTGCTGTTTTGGGTTTACTGGGAGATGTCTGATGGCTGATGGCTGATGTCTGAGTCTTTCCCGGTGTTGACCATAATGCCTCGTGCTGTTTCAGCCATGCCGACTGCCGCTGGAGATCTCCCTGGTGCCATGACCCGCCGCCGTAGTGCTCGATGAAGAGCCGAATATCTACGTTCAAGCCTTTCAGTCTGGGACGCATACGCAGCACGTCGTCCAGCAGACATGCACCTGTGTCGAACCAGTTGCCGCGCAGGTTGGCATCGGCCTTCAGTCCCCAGCATCTTTCGGGGTCAAAGTATCGTGCGCCCTCTTTCGTCAGCTTCGGCACGTTCATGTAGCAGAGCATTGGCAGAATCCTTGGCACCTTGAAGCGGTTGCCGTGCTGGTTCTTCTGCACATATCCGCAGAAGGAATACTGCTCTTTCCACAGCTCGCTGATGTCGCGTTTGATGAGTGTGTCACTCTCCACGAGGATGAACCCGTCGGGCAGCAACTCCCATAACTTCTGCACCGTCACGATGTGCTTGGCTGAGCCCCACACCGATGATTTCCATACGCCCAGCTGCCGGTTGCGGTCTGGGTAGAGCGACAGGAACTGCTCGAAGTCGATTACCTGTCCCTTCGTGTTGTCGATGACCTTCACGCCCTTCATCTTCTGCTTGAAGGGTCGCGCCTTGATGACGGTCTCCTCCTTGGGACCGTTGCCGTTGGTGCCAGCCGGGATGGTGATGTCTGCCGAATTGTCAAACAATACAATAGGCCAGTCTATGCCCTGCTTCCTGATTGACAGGATGCAAGCCTCCGTCAGTTCTGGCGTGTTGAAATGAATAATTGCGATTGTCTGTTTCATAGTCTCTATTTTACGATTTCCGTAGCTGTGATCTGAATGGTGTTCTCCTGACGGTCAGCGTGTAGCGATTGAATCTGATACGTCACGCCATCATGTTGCAACCGGGAGTCACGCGTCACCACGTCGTTATACCTCATGCGAATGAGCACCGTGTCATAGGCATCGAGGGCACCCTCACGCAAAGCCTTCACACCCTTTGACCACGTCACATCCGCCCAAACGGTAGCAGCAGGCTGGTAAGAAGTAGTCTCACCAAACCCACTCGCCACCTGCTTGTTCAGGATCGTCACGCGGTACTTCAATAGTCCACTTGTGTATGCCATTTACTCTTCGGTCTTGAAATAGTCCTCGTAGGGTGTCCAGTCTATGCCGCCCTTCTCCTGCCAGCCGGCCTGATAGCATTGCTCGATGTAGGCAATACCGCCGAGATAGAATGCTTCCAGCTCCTCGAAGTTCTGGAAGACCTCAAACACGGCATTGTGGTCATCGTCCTCTGCTATCTTGTAGATGGTGGGGAAGGTCAGAGCCTCCGGCTTGGTGAAGTGCAAGTCATACTTTGCCTTGAAGTTGCTTTGGTTCTCCTTCGACAGCCATACCTTCACGTCCTTGCCTGCATCATCACCATGCAGCACAGTCCAAGGATAGCTACAAAGGATTTTTTCGTCCACGCGGCTGTTGATGTCATTCTCAATAGCATCCTTCACCAGCTGTAACGTCAGTTGCGCGTTCTGCTTCTTTGGCAGATAGATTTCATACCACTCATATAGGTCGCCACTCGCCTTGGTCATGCCGTAGCAGATGGTGATACGGCTGCCATCTTCGCGTATCGGTGCGAAGGAGGTCTTCTTTCCGTTTACTTTATTCATAATCGTTTGCGTTTAAAGTCTCTACTTATCGTGCATTATGCTGCCAGGGGTTTACTCAGTAAATCTTGTGTGATGCAACGACTTGCCGTGTGGCTCAAAATGCCGAGGTATGAATCTATTGTGCGCCGTGCTTTCTCTTCGTTGCGAAGGTCTATCTCCTGTATCTTCTTAGTCATGCGCTCCAGCGTCTTATTGCTCACGTAGTCGCGGTAGGGTTTCACAAAAGAACCAAGAAATTCCACGCCGCTGTGTATCTCCTGAATGTGGAGTTTACCCATGTGCAGTTGTAAGCCTAATTCATCAGCCAGGAACTCCCGTTCTTGTGGCACTTGCTGGATGAGCCATTCGCGGTCAGTGTCTATCTGTACCGAATCATCCACATAGCGTCCATAGTGACGACACTTGATGTCGCGCTTGATGAATTGGTCGAAGACGTTCAAATAGACGTTGCTGAAGAGTTGCGAGGTAAGATTACCGATGGGCAATGCCACACCTGGCTCTGCGAAGCGCATACATTTGGCATGGTCTATATCGTCCCAATCATGGAGGTCGCCAACGATGATGCAATGTTCCATCGGGTCAAGCATGACTATCTGCTCGGTGAGCCACAGGATGAAGTCAAAGTCTCGGATGTCACACCAACGTGTTGCAGGTTTCAGCAGCACGCCGCTTGGTATGCCCTCTATGTCTTCGCTCAGTCCTACGCGGTGGGTGCTCATCTTGCGGAGCGAATCGGTGGCTATCTTCAGCAGTTTCTCACGATTGATGTGCATGAAATAGCCACGAATGTCAAGGCTCATGGCATAGGCGGGTTCTTGCCAGTTGAGCGAGGCTTCGCGGATATGCTGACGAATACGACTGATGCCGTAGTGGGTGCCGCGCCCTTCGATGCAGGAATAACTGTCGGCAATGAAGGTGCGCTCGAATAGTTGGTGTGTGTAGCGGAAATAAAGGTGATGTATGATGCGGTCGCGGAAGGCAGCGCAAAACACCTCGCGCTTCTTGGGGTAAGAAACAATAAAGCACTTCGAGGGAAGTGCCTTATATCTGCGTGTCAGCAGATCGTCGCAAAGTTCTTCGAGGTTCTGGCGCAGGTTTTGCTCGAACTTCTGTACATACGACATCTTGTGTTTATGCCTTGCAGCATCGTAGAAGGCCACATAGAGGTCGTAGAGCAGTTGCGAGCGTGTAAGATGATAGCATCCGGCAGCAAGTTGGTTCGTCATTAAGAATGTTCAGAAGAAATTGAGAAGTGCTGCACAGGCCTCAAGGCGAAACCGTTGTACCGATTGTTGTTGTTCTGCGGATTGACTCCGCCTGAGTTGAAGTTCAGGTTCCGTGCGTTGCGGGCTGAGTTCCAAGTGGAAGACCAGTAGTTGCCGTTCGACCCTCTGTTGTTCCACGTGCGGCCATTGCCGTTGCCCGAGCAGGAGAAGAACAGACCCTGAAGGCTGTGTACTGTTGATGTTTTTGCGTCGGTTGCCACCTATACGACTGGTGCTGCGGAATCCATGAGGCGGAAGCCACTGCTCGTCTTTCTTTTTTCACGCCTCCCACGGAGGTATGACGGGCAACCTATGAACTTAACTTTTTCGTTCTGCTTTTGGTGTGACGGACTCATCTGAGGTGTGCTTGCTGTTAGAGAATGGATGCTATCTGTTGTTGCAGCCGTTGGATAAAATCGTAGTTTTCCGCTGGCGTATGCTGTGAGAGTTGATATGACATAATCTGCATGATCAGACCGCCTTGCGCCGGTGCCTGCTGCTGTTGTGCCTCTTGTATCAGCGACAGCAGCGTCCGCTTCGGCTTACCTTGTGCGGGCTGGCGGTCGGTGTCTTCCTGCGGGTCGCTATCCTTCTTGTCCTTTGGTTGCTTCATCGGCTGTGCCTCCTTCCACTTCTTTATCGCTTCTGACAACCGCTCGTAGGTTACTTCGCTGCCGTCCTGCGGTTGTGGCAAGGCTACGGTGATAACAATATGCTTATCGTCCTCGCTGTTGAAGTCAAGTCGTGTGGGGATATACTTCTCAATGCTCTTTAGCGGAAATCCAACGCGGCAGAAGGTCTCGTTGCTATCCTTCATCGGGAGGCGCGTCACGGCTATTGGCCTGCGGTCTTTCGTCGCCATGCGCACCTCGTCGTTGAATGTGATGACGGAGATGAGCCACGCGCTCCACTCGTATGCCGAATAAAACGAGCCAGTCTTGTAGAGGTGGATGATGCCCCACTGATCTGCTGTGTCGCGTTCGCGTTCTTGTTGCAGGATGTCTGCTAATTTTGCCATATCTTTATGTATCTTTTCTATCCATTCTTAGCATCTATTCCCGCCTTGTCGCGCCGCGCCTGTCGGCGCGTTGGACGCGCGACAAGACAGAAATAGATTGAACTCTTTCGGGTGAACGAAAAAGTTAAGTTACTGCACAGGCCTCAAGGCGAAACCGACGTACCGATAGTAGTAGTTCTGCGGAATGACTCCGCCTGAGTAGAAGTGCAGGAGCCGTGCGTAGCGGGCTGAGAGCCAAGTGGAAGACCAGTAGTAGCCGATCGACCCTCTGTTGTCCCACGTGCGGCCATTGCCGTCGCCCGAGCAGGAGAAGAACAGACGTGCGCCGTTGATTTTGCTCTCCAGATAGAGGCCCATCACGCCATTCACGGTCACTCGCTTGTCGGCCTTTGTGGTGTCCACCTCCGTGCCGTCAGCATTGATGTACTTGATATTGGCGAACAGCTCCGCGAACTCGGCACTTGTTGGCATACGCCAAGGCTCTCCAAGGTTGGCACGGGCTGCGTCGAAATCTTCACCCACGGCGATGTTACCTGTCAGCGTGTTGCCTGGCGTACTGCCATATACCTGACCATCATACCACGGTTCGGCTCCGTTCACGCCGCCCCAGTCGTAGGCGAAGGCCGACGCGCTGCTGGGGTTATGGCCGTCGATGTTGCCCCAACTGAAGAAGCTCTTCTCGTAGATGAACGGCGTCTCGCAGAATCCGCCAGGCTTGGTCAGGTCGATGTCACGGGCAGCCCACTTCACGCCTGAAGGCAGACCCATATCCACCACGAGTGCAGCGGGGTCGAACGATGCGTCAGGACAGAAGATGTTGGTGATATTCCATGCCGTGCCGTCGTAGGCCATTGTCACGTAGGTCTGTGCCTTCACCACTCCAGCGGGCAGGTTCTGTCCGAGGATGCGGATGGGCTTTGCACCCGTCAGACTCACGTCGAGCGTTGCATCTGCTGCGTTAATCGGAGTGGTGAATAATATATCTACCTTTGCATTAGTCAACAGGATAAAGTTGGCAATCGTTGCTGTGCGAATGTCGGAGTAGGTGTCATCGTGACTAACACCGCTTCCCATCGCTATAGTGGCAAGATTGGCGATGACGTCCTGCTTACTGGTGCCCAACCCCGCTATCTGCTGGGTATGCTCTGCCACGGTAGGAGCCAGCGTCTCATGGTCTTGAACGGCCTGCTGATGGTCAGCAGCCGCAATGCCGTGGTCGCTCTCCGCACGGGTATGGTCTGTTGTCGCCTGTGTGTGGTCGGCGGCAGCGGTGGTGTGGTCACTGCCTGCCTGGGTGTGGTCACTTGCCGCTGTGGTATGGTCACTTTCCGCACGGGTATGGTCATCACCTGCCTGTGTGTGGTCTTCCTCGGCCTGTGTATGGTCTTGTTCTGCCTGTGTGTGGTCGGCGGTAGCTGTCTCGTGGTCGGCTACCGCCTGTGTATGATCTGCCGCATACTGCGTCTCGCGTGCTTGCTCATTGGTGATGCGCTGCTGTTCAGCGGCATTGCGGTTGATTTCTGCTGCTGCACGAGCATCCTCGGCATTGGCACGGAGAGTTTCAGCCAATACACGGGCTTGCTCTGCTTGCACTCGTGCTGACTCGGCACTCACGCGACCTTGTTCAGCCGTGATGCGCTGCTGCTCTGCTGTTGCCCTTGCGCTTTCAGCATTCACACGGGCTTGTTCGGCACTGATGCGTGCCTGCTCCGATTCGTTGCGCTGGGTTTCAGCGGCGATACGTGCCGATTCATGCTGCTGGCGCAATTCCTCTGCTGCCACGCGCAAGGCTTCGTCCTGTGCGATGGCCTCATTGAGGGCTGCAATGCGTTCACTCTCTTCCTTGATACTCGAAAGGTCGATGATACAGAACCACCATGTGCGGTCGCTGACAGGATGACCCACGTTGCCGCTCTTCAATGAGCGATAGATGCTCAGGCCAGTAGAGTCTTGCACCACGTTAGCCAGTCCGTAGGCGGTACTGGAAGAATAGACACCCTTCCATGCCTCACCCACCTGGAACTTCAATTCTTGGATGTTTTCGTTTGCCATATCTTTTCGTTTTTATTGGTTTTACAATCTGATGATCAGCTCGGCAGTTTCCTCATCATAACTGATGCGCTGCACCTCTTGCTGAAGTCCGCGCACGGTCAGGATGCCTGTCTCTGGGTTAAACGACATCGTAGGGAATAGCATGCCGCCACTCGGACCTTCGGGGCCTTGTTCGCCCTGGATACCTTGCGGGCCTTGTTCACCCTGTGGGCCTTGCGGACCGACGGGGCCTTGTTCACCCTGCGGGCCTTGTGGACCGACGGGGCCTGGGTCGCCCTTGTCGCCCTTCGTCCAGTACGGAGGTATCTCACTGGTTACGGTAGGTGCCGTGCAACCGTCGAAGCCCAGCACCACGTTCATCTCCACTTCCACGCCTTCCTCTTCCTCAGTGATGATGACAGGCGTAGGCTCTATCACCTCATCGCAGATGCCGCTCTGGTAGTGTTCATCGGTGAGGTAGTAACGACGCTCAACCATGAGCGTGCCGACACCAAGCTTGTGGTCATCGAAGCCGACACACAACCTACCGTCGCCGTCCACCTCGCAGTTCGTGTACTCGTGGCCGTCAAAGGTAGCCACCCATGCTTGCAGGGGGTTCGCCGTGTAGTAGGTAAAACGGAACGGCACCCCGAATCCGGCATCGCTTGATTCCACGAGTCGGAAGTCACTCTGATAGAATATCTTTTTTGTTTCCATATTCGTTATGTGTGGTTAAGTGGTCAGCTTGATGTACGGCTTAAGCAGGAGGTCGAAGGCGTAGGGCACGGTATAGAGGTTCTGCGGACTCATGGGTTCGCGGTGCTGGTACGACTGTGCCACAAGCATGAGTCCTGCCTGCACCAACGCCTTCGGCACTGTGCCGTACTGCTCGAAGATGTCGGTGATGGTGCGGTTCAGTGTGTTCAGCACCATATCCTCAGCAGCCTCGCCGTACAACTCCAGCAGGTCGTGCTCTTCCGTCGCCTGTGCATCGTCGAGCCGGAGCTGGGCTTGGATTTGTTCAAATGTGAGAAATTTCATATTTCGTCGATTTTTAATTCTATAAATCTGGCGAAATATGGCTTGGGGTTTACTCTTTCGGCTTGCGCCTAATGAATAATTAATAATGAATAATTAATAATGAGCAATGAAAACAAAAAAGGCTCGCCTCCGCGAGCCTGACAATAATTACTAACTACTAAAACAAAAAAAACCTTATTATGAAACCAAATTCCTTCCTTCCTCACGGAATGCTTGCGGAATGCTTATGTACTTACTTTACTTTTTCAGAAGGCCATCGATGACTTGTCGGCGGTTGCGACCGAAGTCGGGATGGACGTAGCTGACGTGTACCCAGTAGTTGCCCGTCTTGGGGTTTTTCTCCCATATCAGTTGGTCGAAGTCGAGATGCTGACGGATGTAGTCGAACCACCTGCGGCCTTTCTTCATGTCGCCGTCAATGCAGAGGTCTGCCGCTTGGCCCTTCGTATGCTGTGAGTTCGATACACCACCCACGGCCTTGTTCAGTCGCTCCGAGCGGAAGCCGCTGCCTATCTTGATGGGTTCGCCAACGGCCTTGCGCAAGGGTTCGAGCACGTAGACGGCCAGATAGACCAGATTGATCATCTGGTGAACGTCGGGCTTGTTGTCGATGCCTCGCGCCTTGGCCGTTGCCGAGGCGTATAGTTCTTCTATTGTGAAGTGCTTGGTGACGAGTGTGCTCATAGTGCATCGCTTTCTACTGGGTCAATATCTTGCTTCTTGCTTGTCTTCTTGGGCCTAACCGTTCCGTCGTCCGCAAGTACTACGCGCTGACGGTCTTTGCATGTTAGGTTGCCACACATAAAAGGGACCATGGTCTCCACCTTTCTGCCCAGCTTGGCAATGTCCATCTTCATCTTCGAGCGGTCGTTGTCGGCCTCGATGCGCCAGTCCATGAACGAGCGCGTCAGCTGCTCCATCTTGTCGCGCAGTTCGTTGCGCTCGTCCTTGTAGTGGTCGCGCTCGCTGCGTAGTTCGTCGATCTGCTTTTTGCGGTCTTCGCGCTCTTCCTTGGTGTCAGAGAGCATCTGCTGATACAAGTCCTGCATGTCTTTGGCAGCATCTACCTCAGCGGTCATGGCCTCGGCCTTGGCCTTGCGCTTCTGCCATTTCCACGTAAAGAACGCACCGGCACCGCCACTAAGGAAGAGCCCGATGAACGAGATGATTGCATCCAGTGTTATCTCCATATAGCAAAAATGATTAAAAGTTGTACCACTTGACCAACCGTGCCGCCCATCATGGTACACAGCCAGTCCTTCCAATCTGCCTTGCCGCACCACTGGTAGTCCTTGAACTCCATGCCGGTGGCAACACCCAGCACACATAGAATGGTCAGCAACGCTCCGATTGGAATTGCCCAACCGAAGTGCTGCCAACGTGTTTTGTCCGTGAATATTTTCATAACCTTCTTTTTTATAATACACGGAAAACCTTGCAGGGGTTTACCCAAGTGCCTGCTCGATGGCCGTGCGTGCCACGTAGCTGTAGCCTTGGACAGCCTTGCGGACAATGGCCACCTCCTTGTCATCCAGTTCGGTGGCTTCGTCGTCTGGCGTAAAGTATATCTTCTTGCCAAGTTCGCACTCCTCGATGTTCTGGCCTTGCATGTAGAGCTGGTTGCCGAGTTGCTTCTGGAAGTCGGCCACGATGTCGTTGCCGTTGATGTCCTTGATGGTGATTGTTTTAAAATTGACCTTCTTCATAGTACACTTTGTTAATTAATAATTAATAATGAATAATGAATAAATAGCTACCGCGTTATTGCGTAGATGTATAATGCCAGCACGAATGCCGTTGTGGTGTAGAGTCGCCAGTGCAAGTCATTCTTGATGACGCTATAGACGAATGCGCCAATCGGCAGCACTGCCAGCCACCAAGTGTTGCACAGCATCAGGGCCAGCCCCGCCAGATAGAACGCAATGGTGGCGATGGTGTAGCAGATGTAGTCAATCTTTTCATCTCCAAACGTGCATACTACGGCTATCAATGCCGACGCACATGCAATCCACACCAAAAACTGCGTGCCTGGGCCAGCGGCCTTCATCAGTGGAAAGGCAGCTGTCACGATGGCAGACATCATGAAGGCGTACCAAACGGTTCTCAGCGGCCAGTTTGTGTAGTCTGCCGTTTCGCAATATGACATTGGTATTGCCTTCTTGTTAAGAATACATGATACGGTCATTGCAGCCGCAATCAGTAGAACGGAAATAGTTGCCAAAAAAGTCGTCATAATTTTGAAGTTTTAAAGGGTTTTACATTACTATACGACCTATGTCGGTCTCATTGAAGTCCATGCAGAAGAATGGACTATAGTCTTTGTCAAAGGTGCCATAACTGTCGCCTGTGCCAGGAACGGTGAACGTGCGAGTGGTTGTTCCTGTTGGTATGCTGGTCATCTGCAGGTTCAGCGTCCGTGCGTATCGCTTTCGTGTGCCTACATTGGCACTCGTATAGCATGAGTCTTGGCGTATTTGGTCGACGTAGGTCACACTGCCATACGCTGTCGATGTCTGGTCTATCCATCCTGCATCCCACGGGTTGTCGTAGGTGTCATAGCTTTCTAAGGATGCCAGCAGCAGGTATGCCTCGCTTAGGCTGTATGCCGTGGTTCGGTTGTTCTCGAACTGGACTGTGACCACCGAATTGCCTCCTGATGAGGTCAGCGACGTGACGGTAATGGTCAGGTCTTTTAGTTTTTCCTGCTGTGCGCTCTCACTACTGCGAACGACAATGAATTTGGCATTGTTCAAACTTACACATCCTGCTGTAAAGTTACCCGCATACCATTGCCCTTTCGTCACTCCTGTTCCATCGGTGATGAAAGGTATCACGGCATAGCGTCCGACGGACAGACCGCCAATGGCATTCTTGGTCTTGATGCGCTCAAAGATGTCTATGCCATTTGTGCCTATCTTCTGGTCACTGACTATCCAGTTACACCTCTGCATGGTCTGCTCCTCTATGCAATAGAATGCAATGCCACCATACCAGTCCTTCATGTATCCGGCTGACGACAGGTCTATGTCGTCAAAGTCGTCAATGTACAGCAGTTTTCCGTATTCCAGTTGTCCGTCATCATTTCTCGGGACGGTGAAGATAACGCGGTCGTTGTAGTACACTTCCATGTTATCTTTCGGGCCGTTGCCTATCCATACAGTGCCACCCAGTATGATGTTCCATTTGTTGTCGAGCATCCACTTGCTGACATCATGATCGTAGTTTGCAAAGTCGTGCAAGCGGTATGATGTGTTCAGGCCTCCAGCCGGCTTGTCGTATGACCATCCTGCGGTTCCGTTCACAACAGCAGTACACATGTCGTACAGCTTGGAGTATAACGGGATGCTCAGTCCGTACTCGGCATCCGCAAAGTCTGCGTCCGTCATCACACTGAATTTGCGGTAAGGAACTGGCTTGTATTTTGCCCACATGTTGATGTTGCCATTTCTTATCAGTGTGCCAACGTCGCCGCCTCCTCCGATGCCGAGTGCCCGCTGGACATCATTGATGCTGACTGGTGGAGTGATGAGTCCTGTTGTTGGATTGTATGCCATAATAGTTCTTTATTCATTATTAATTATTAATTAGACACTATGTGTCGCCTATGCGAATGCTATTTGACGTGAAGTTGAACCGTTGTAGTAGTAGAGCGTGCCGCCGTTGATGTAAAGATATCGCGTGCTGTCGAGATAGAATTTCGGGGATTGCACTTTCTCCGCAAATAATGCCTCGCCGTTGGCCATGATTTTCCAATAAGATTCACCACGTTGCGAGCAAACGTCTTGGAGTGCCACCCATCCAGAGTTGTTAGAATTACCGATATAGAGCGTGCGGTCATCGTTGGTGACAGCGTGCGTTATGCGCGACGCGGCCCCGAATTCGAGGTTGTTATTGATGGTGACGTAGTTGAACGTCATGGCATCGACAGTGGACACACCTGCCGACATGCCCAGGGCCGACACGCCGCCGGTGGCGTAAAAGTTGAGGGATGTACCATCGGCTTTAATGGCCTTCAGTGCGTTGTTGGCATAGTCCCATACCAGACGGGCATCGCCAATCTGTAGGATACCATTGTTTATATGCACAAGGTATTCACCTGTTGAAGTGTTGGCTTTTAGCTGCATGATGACGTTGTTGTCCAGCCATGAAAAATCTCCCGCTGGATGGAATCCGAATGTTGCACGATACTCGCTCCCCGTTACGGCACTTCCTTCAATCATTAGGCCGATACCTTCCTGGTGCATTAATATGAAATTTCCTGTCTGGTATATAACACCGACGTTGGTCATATCGCCCGACACACTTCCGTGGTTGCTCCACGACTGGCCCCAGAATGTGCCGTCTACGCTCTGATGACTGGTCAGATAGCCTTGCTGCTGTACCCACTGCTGGGTGGCATAGCCATTAAGGTCTGATGCCTTCAGGAATCCCTGCTGCTGTACCCACTGCTGGGTGGCATAGCCATTAAGGTCTGATGCCTTCAGGAATCCCTGCTGCCCTACCCACTGCTGGGTGGCATAGCCAGTGAGTGCCGACTGCTTGAGGTAGCCGGCCTGTGCATGGTCGCCCCAACCGTATGCCGTTGCTCCAGCAGCAATCGCCGTCAGCGTCTCTTGGTTCAGTGCAATGGTGCCGCTGGATGTAATGGTGCCACCAGACAGTCCTGTGCCTGCCGTGATGCTGGTCACGGTGCCGCCACCTCCGCTCTGCACGGTGCCGTTGTACCACTTTCCCGTGCTGCTGTTATACATCAGCACCTGCCCGTTCTGCGGGTTGCTGAGGGCTACGTCAACAAGGTCCGTCAGAGCCGTTGCGCCTCCGCCACCTCCGCCGCTGTTCAGTCCGAGGGCCGAAAGGAACTGCTGCGTCCACAGGCCTACGCTGACCTCTACGTTAGACAGGCTGTATTCGCCTTCCGCTATCTGGTTTGGACTGATGATGACATCTTCCGTCACCTCCTCCTGCGTGTCGGGGTCAGTATAGGTGCGCTTGCCGTGGACGGTGAACAGCTGGTCAAAGAATGCCTTGCTGACGTATGCCGCATCGACTTGGGCGATGCTGATGCCACCGCCGCCCTCGCTGCTGCCGCCAGAGCCACCGCTGCCTGTCGTGCGCCCCACCATGCGCTGTATGCCTTCCCTATTTAGTACCTTGACCATACTTTTTCAATTAATAATGAATAATTAATAATTAATAATTATAAATTAGGCCTTGTGCCGCCGTCACAATCCAAGAAGGCCCAGCGTCACCACGTCGTCGCACCAGTTGTGCGCTATGCTGAGCACTTGGCATGTTGTGCCGTCCATCACCACCAGTGTCACGGGAGTGACGACCGCTGCACTTTCCTGCGTCACTTCTAACGACAGTTTGCGCTTGGCTTGCTGCCAGTATGCCACCACACGGTTTGCCAAATGCTTCTCGGGATATTCGTTGCCGGTGTAGTATGGTGCTTTCTCCATGAAACCGCCATCAGGCAACTGCAACAGGCCGTAGCCATACTCCATGTTGTTGTCGGAGGCATAGATGCAGTCGGCATTCCATTCGTCGTGCGTCTGGCCGTCGCTCTCGCTGACATATTCACGCGACGACTTTCGTTCTTCGGTCATCACTCGCGCACGCTTTTCACCAGTAGTCGATGGAATGAATGTCACGTCACGGCTGAACTCCACCTCAAAGTCACCAATCTGTACTGAGACAGTTCCGCCTAACGTTGTTATTGGCCCGTAGGCCATGCCCATGAAGTCGATGAACAACTTTCCTGACAGATTCTCGTCTAATGGTATGCTTTGGAACTGGCCCCAAGTGCTGAACTCAACGCTGGAGGGGATATTGACAGCCGTGAAGCCTTGCAGCTGACTGCCGCTCACTGGCATGGCCACCACGTCAGGGGTGCTCTGCCACCGGCTGGTGATAGTACCGCTGCTGTGCTGAAGACTGTACCATTTGGCATTGCTACGTCTGCTGCCTATTCCTATTCGAACAAACATGCAGAGAGTTGATTCAAGGTCTGGTGTGAACATCTTTTCGCCTGCATAGAGTGATCCCTTCAGCGACAGCGAACCGCCACTGTAGTTGCGCCAACGCTCTATGCTGATGCTTGCCAGCGGAGATGAGAAGTCGTAGCCTTTGGTGCAAATCATGTCCACCTTGTCGGCCTTGTCAGCCTCCGACGACGAGAATATCTGCCGACGGCAGTAGAACCCGAAGAATCCTCCTGATATATCGGCAGACGTACCACGCATGACGTTGTATGCCGGCGACGATGGCGACTGACCGAACGAACGGACATTGGGTGTGGTGAAGTAGCCCGTCATGAATTCCTCTCCTTGCACCCACGTCCAGGTGTCACCCAGCTCTTCGCGCACTGCCTTTGGTGCAAACTTGACCACCGTGCTCTCGGCGTTACAGTCGCTCTTGACCGTAGCCTTCGACGGCCCGCGCAGTTGGAAATCGTCATTGTCGGTGCTGACAAGGCTTCCGCTGCTGATTTGGATGGCAGACTGACGACTGCTGGTGGAGCCTGCCGACGTGCTGCCATTGGCAAGCGATGTCAACTGGCTATAGGTCAGCGTCAGCAGACCGCTGTTCTGGCTGTCATCGTTGCGCGTCAGATAGAGTGTGCGTTGCAAGATGCGAGCCGTCCATCCCCAGAATCGGCAGATGTCCTCCAGTATCTCGTAGAGATTGTACTTGGCCGTGTCGCCGTCCTCGTCGCTTTGGTTGATGAAGTTCTGCCAGTCCACCAGATTAAGCAGCCATTGGCGGGCGTACGAGCCTCCCTGTACTATGACGCGGTTCACAACGGGATCGTTGGCCGTATTGGTGTAACTTGGCAGCGAGTCGAGAATGTACTTCAGGATGTAGGCGAAGTTGTGCAGTTCCGTTTCCTGGGTAGTCACCTGCACAGCCCTTAGCACCGACAAAGGACATTGTACGGCAAACTCGCGCTCTTGTGGATTGCCGTACAGCTCGCCGCCGTAGCTCTCCGACTGCAGATAGCCAACCCATACAGGCGAGTTCATCACCTCCAGCGTCACAGGCTTCTGCAAGTCGTTCTGCGGCATGATGCTACGCCAGTTCACATCGCCGGTGTCAACGACCTTGATGCTGCCCGTCTGTGTGCGGATGAAGGCAAAGGCATCCTCGTCGTCATCCTCCTGCGTCACAAAGGGCTCGGCAGCAGGCGTCAGCTCCACCTGCTCCGCTCCAGTCTGATCCCAGATGCAGAGCCTGTAGGATGTTCCGCCACGGAGCGATTTGAAAGGAATGATATAGTGTCTTGCGTAGCTCATAGTGTTTCGATGTCTGATGTATGATGTCTGATGGCTGAATTATTAATTATTCATTATTAATTATAAATTAGGCCGTGCCGTCTGTATAGCGGTCAAAACCGCGCCATCGGTTTACCAAGACAATCGTTTCTTCACCACCCATCCGATTCCAATCAAGCCCAGCACAACCATCACGATGTTAGCCAGATGTAGCCGTGTCTGTTGCCACCACGTCAGTTCTGCCGGAACCTCCTTAGTGACCTCCACAGGGTAGGGGATGCTGTCGAGCTTCGATTGATAGATGGTGTCCGTGCGCCAGCGGTCGCGGTACTGGGTGTGCCAGCGTTCCACGGTCTTATACACCGTGTCGTCACGCACAAAGTCGTTGACGTAGATGCTGTCCGACAGGTAAATGCTGTCGCGCTGATGCTGAACGATGCGCACGGTGTCCGTGTGGTATTCAGGAATCGGAACATACTTCGTGGTGGTACACGAACCTAACAAAGCGCACATAGCCAGCGCAAAGATGATCATGAGCACAAAGGCCACACCTTGCAAGCATCCAGCCATCATCCGTTCCTTTTCGTTCATACCCTTGTATGGGTCGTACCCATTAGGTAGCCACGATTGGTTGGGGTCGTTGTAATTAATCATTGACATAGTTATTTTATTTTTATGAGTTGATTAATTATTAATTATTAATTATAAATTATTCATTAGGCCCGCCGTCCTCGTCCTCTTCCCACTCCGTCGGCTCCGTGTAGAAGTGCATCTCCTTGAACTCCGGGTGCGCCTCGGTGAACTTCACGAACTCTTCGCCACAGGTGCCCATGCGCTCCGGCATATCCACAACCAACGACGGGTCGTGCTTTGGCCACGATGCAGAACTCTTCACATGGTCGCCATCGTGCTTGAACTTCAGCGTCAGTCCTGGATGCCGCGTTTCGCCTTCATGGTAGAAGTCGGGCGACAGGTCTTCTACGTCGTCCTCTTCGTCATGCACCGTGTACATCATAGCGTCGGCTTTCTTCTGATCCTTGTAGGCTCCGTAGCTGGTGTCATAGCCACCTATGCGGTCGAACTCACGCGAGTCCCACATCATCATCAGTCGCTGGTTCACGTCACAGATGCTCTCGTGCATATCGCAATAGGTCTCGTAAGCCTCCCGACTGAACGGGTGTACCAGGATGGCTGCAATGTAGATGTTGAAAGCCTTGCCTCGCGGGTCGTAGTGATAGACCGTCTGTGCATCCCACATGCCGTAGTCTGGATTGCCAAGCCTCCATTCAGCCTTCTGCTCCATAATCATGTAGTGGATGGCACTCTCGGCTCTGTCCTTAATCCATCCCAGCATCATGTATGCCGGCAGCCGCTGCATGGTGCGGGGTTTAAACACTCGGACGGTGTACCCGTCCATCTCTAACTCATGGACTTTCTGGTAATGACTCAGAATGGTGTCCTTCATCTTGATTTTCTTCATCTCTCTTTAGAAGTTTAATCGTAATGCATGGATTGTGGCGAACCTGTAAGCCGTCGCCACCTTCGGCTATCTATACGGCGATATGCCGTCGGTGGTTTACCCGTTGCGTTCCTAATGAATAATAAATAATTAATAATGAATAATTATTCCTCTATCTTCGACCAAGCGATAACGGGTCCCGTCTTGCGCTCCTGATTCTCGTTGATGAGATTGTAGAGCGTTTCAGCGTTCACGGGCTGTCCGTCGTCGATAGTTGCCGTGTAATACTTGATGCCGAAGCCACCGCCAACCATGCTCATGATGCTTTCACTTGGCGATGCCTCGACTGCTACGTGATACTTTCTCATAACCAATAGATGAGCGATGTGAGCACCGCAATGATGATGGCACTCACCAAGCCTTTCTTGTAGTTATACACTTGCTCCTTTCGGGGCTGTCCGTTCAATTTGTAGTTCATGACTACGATGCCAGCGCAAAGCGCAAGCATGATGATGTAAGCTGCTGTTTTCATTGTTCCTTATAATGTTGAAAAGTCAAAATCAAGATAATCCTCAAGATAATCATCAAGCTCAAGATGTGTTACTAAAACATCTTCATGATAACGTTTTGGGCTTCCATCCTTGAATAAAGTTGCCACAGCCGTATTTTCTCCATCCCCTTGATGAGTAAGGAACAAGGTAAAACCATTTAATTTTAGCGTGGCATGGTTTCCGTTGACATTGAATCCTTGCTTTTTGAGTCGTTCAATGGAGAATCCTTCCCAGTCACAATCAGGTAGATGTTTGTCACATTCACGAAGACCAAGTGGTATGAAGTGATAATTCTTGTGGCAGTCTTTACATAATGTGATTAGATACTTGTCGGGGACATCCCAGGGAGTTGGCGCATCATAATTGAAATGATGCACTTGGAGTTGTTTGTCGGTTGAACCGCAAAACTGACATGTGTGCCCGTCTCTTTCAAGTATTCGCTCTCGTTTCTCCTTCCATTCGGGTCTTTCCAATAATTCTTGATACTTGTTCATAGTTCCTTTTGTTTAATTAAAAGGCCGTGCGTTTCACAACGGACAGCCATTGAATTTAATATAATTAAAATCATGGTGCCACGCCTGGCACAAAGTTAATTCGTTTAATTCGTTCAATTCGTGTTCAAGTAAAGTCTGCCTCGCCGTCTATTGTCCCGTCGGGCTCGTAGTCGATGGCCTGCGTCACGATGATATGGGCAATGGCCTGACAATACTCCTTGGCCACCTTTGCGCCCTCCTCTTGCGATGTTCCTGCGTTCAGTGCTGCCAACCGTTCTTTCCACTCGGGCACCGCCTTTTGCAGTGCGTCCTCCGCCCTGAATACCGCTGGGATGATACTGTTAGCCCAGCCGTCGATTGCTTCCTTGTTTGTCATTATTTATTAATTATTAATTATTAATTATAAATTAGGCACTATGTGCCGCCTATTCATTATTAATTGCTGCCAGCGTGCTGACTATCAATTCCAGTCCGCGCTCTATCTTCTCCAGTTTGCTCTTTTTCTCTGTCAGCCCCTCTTTCAGCATGTTCACGGACTTCAACAGCTCGCCAAGGTAGTTCCTGCTGATCTTCTCGGCGAGAGCCGCCTTCTCATTCTCCAGCCTGGCAATCTTCTCGTCCTGCTTCAGGATTCGGTTGTGCAATTCCTCGATGATAGTACCTTCGTCTGCCGTGTCACCCTTGCGCGTGGTATGCGCCACAATACGTTTGAACGGTAACCACTCCGCCGGTGCATTCTTAACATAGATTCGCACGCTCCTGGTGGAAAAGCATACATTCATCACTGTCGTCTCAATTCCCGTGTCGGTAGTCACAACATCGAACCTCCGCCACACCTGCTGGTCAAATTCCTGTTCCGTCATAGTTCTTTTTATTTAATTCGTTAAATTCGTTAAATTCGTGTTCAAAAAAGAAAGAGAGCCGACGGTCATATCAGCCCTCTTCCATCAGCCATCAGCCATCTTACATCTTCCGCTACCATCCTTTGATGTTGTACAAATCTTCTAAGGCATCGTCTATCCGGCTAATGCTGCCGCCACCTACGGAGCTGTACTTCCTGAAGTTACGACGACCAATGCGCAACAGGTCGCCCACGGTCTTGATGTTGTTCATCTCGAAAATCTTCCCGAGCCTTACACCGTAGCCTGTGTGGTACTCTCTATTGCCTATGTGAAAGAGAATGAGATCAACGGGTGCAATGTCAACATTGTCAGGCCACCATCGGTCTGGGTCTGCCTTTGGTTCCAACTGCGCAACACGTTCTTTCAGTTCGTCGCGCTCCTGCATCATCTGCAAGTGTTCGTAACGCATCTTGTCGGCCCACTCCCTTTGTTCGTCGAGCTCCTTCTTCAGCCGTTGGATTTCCGAGCCCTCATCCTTCCAGTGCATAGGCTGTGCGTCGTTGGTGTAGATAATACCCTCCACGTCCTCGATGTGGTAATACGCACCATTTTCACCATGAGCATTCACCACGGCCTTTTCACGGTCGTGCGCAACCATCGTGACCGCCTTGTCGTTGATGAATCGGTCGCCATTCTTTGTCTTTACAATAATCATAGTTCCTTTTATTTAAGTTCGTTTTCTAAATCCGTCCTGCGCCGATAGTCCGATAGATACGGCGACTTGTATTCCTCGCAGTCGTTCACCGATATGAAGTCCATCGGTGCGATGGGTTGTCCTGACCTGGCGCACACCTTCCGATTCATGCCGATGTCATGAAACGAGTGCTGGCAGTGTTGGCATGTGTGCAAGTCTTCAGGGTTTAAGCCTTTGAACGTGACTTGCTTCATAGTTCCTTTTAATATATTGGTCTGTTTAAATACGCTGATATTGCGCTGTCGCGTCGCGCCTCCCATCGGATGGGTGGAGTCTTCTTTGCACCGACAAACCAAACTTCGCCAGGCACAGCCGCGATGTTCATAAACCATTCAGCATAACCAGCGACTTCAATCTCTGGGTAATGCTTCATCGCCTCCTTTACCTTTGCTTCATCCTCCTTTGCCACTACGATATAGTAGCACATGTCAGGTTGTGCAAGTTCTTGATACTTGTGAGGCGGTATTACAAATGGTGATTCTATTTTTGCCATAATTCCTTCAATTCGTGTTCAAAAAAAAGAGAGGCATCCCGTCGGGGGATGTCTCTCTTAGTGAGTTGTTCGTGATGTCTTATACGAATGCCAGGCGTTTGCCGAGGGCTTGGCCGATGGCGGTGAGGGTGTCGAGTCCTACCGAATAACGGCCTGCCTCGATGCGGGCAATGTGTGCCCGCTGCATCTCCACGCGATCGGCGAGGTCTTGCTGGGTCATTCCTTTTTCCTTTCGCAGCTGGGCGATGTCCTGCCCGATGCGCTGCCTCTCTTGCTCGTTCTTTATCATAGTTATAACTTGTTATGACTTTCGTCACGACTCGGCCAAAGATGCAAGCATCATGGCTCTCACTGCTCCGAAAGTTCCTTTGCTTTTGAAAAATCCTTGTCCTTGAACAGCGACGCGAGGCCGCTGATTTGTTTCAGTCGTAACACCTCGTCGGCATCCATGCCCAGGTGCTTCATTATCCAGTGGTCGGTCTTGCCGAGTTCGTGCAGTTCGCCCACGATGCCGCTCATGAGGTCAACATTGTGGGTGCCTCGTGCGCGGTTGTGGCGGATGGTCGATGCCATGCGCTCGCCCAGGGGTTTGTCGATAACTGACACTGGCAACTTGCCGCCCTCGCGCTCGTAGATGTCGCGGTGGGTCTTCATAATCATGTAGCGGTGGAAGCCGTCAACGATTTCGTAGATGTCCTCTTCCTCGATGTAGTAGCACACCGTCGGCATGGTGTAGCCGTCCTCCTTGATGCTGTCGTAGAGCAGCTTCATTTCGGTGGGTGCTACGGCATTGGGGTTGTAGGAGTTGGCACGTATCTTTTCGATGGGTACTGCCCTGACTCCGTAAACGGGGCTTATGAATTTCTCGCTCATAATAGTGTACGGTATTTATCTACCAGTTGCTGCTGACGTGCTGTCAGGTCTTTGGTGACGCTGAAGTTCAGACGTGTGCAAAGGTAGTCGTTCTTGATGATACACATGGCCATGCGCTTCCACGTAAGCAGTTCGCTGCGGGTGTCAAGTTCGGCAATCTCGTCCACGATGTCGCGGAACAGGATGACCTCTTTGTCGCGCTTGCCTCGGTTGTTGGTCTGGTGGGTGTTGATGATATGGTCGCCGTATTTCTCCTCCAGCAGCTTGATTTCGTCGGCTGGCAGTCCACAGCCCACCTCCTGCCAATACTTTGCGAACTTGTAGAACTTCACGCGGTAGTGGTCGGCTGTCTCTTGCGGCAGGGTGTCAAGCAGAAATTCCGTGAACGTCTTCCATGTGTGGCCTTTCGGCAGGGTGTAGTTGGCGTTCATCATCTTGTTGTGGTTGTAGAGCGCACCCATGTTGGCACCTGATACTCGGTTGCACACCCTTGCCCACGTCTCAGGCTCAATGACCTTGAACATGTTCAGCCCTGCCTTGCACGTGTCGCCGAATGGTTCATCTACTCGCATCTTGTGGATGCTGATGCCAGCCTTATAGAATAGGTCGTACAGGTGGTTGTAGTCCTTGCCGAACTTGCCGTTGTACGTCCAGATGTCCTCCACCGTCCAGTCGTAGATGGGGTAGAAATTGTATGTCTCGTTCTTGACAAGCGTTGACCACTGACGGCCTTGGTAGGTGGCTTTCTCCATCACCATTGCCCGGTATCGGTTCAGACTCTCTTGTGTGCGGATTCCCAGCAGGCAGGCGGTCTTCTCGCCATGTCCGTACCAGTTGCCCATCTGTGGGACAAACGCCTCAAAGGTGATGCCCTCGTGGTAGAACGGAAACTTATGGTTCTTTAGGTTGATGACAAAGGGGTGCTTCGGCATAGGTCTTACCCAGATGTCCTCTTTGCCAGGCTCCCACCACGTCCAGAACGGCTCGAAGTACGACAGGCTGTTGTCGCTCTTCATCGGCAGGCATACCCAGTAGGGGTCAACCACGTCGCTGTTGTCCTGGATCATGCGCTCAATGAACTCAATGGTCTTCTTATACCATGCTTCGAGGTCGATGAACCATACACCTATGCGACGACCACGCCTGCGGGCTTCGTCGATGGTCATATTCAGTACCACGCCTGAGTCCTTGCCGCCTGAGAACGACACCATAATGTGCTCAAACTCGTCAAAGATGTAGGCTATGCGCCGTGTGGCTGCTTCAAAGACGTTCATATAGTTCCTCCTTCGTGATTTTCTTCAGATATTCGCTCATGCTAACTTTCTTCTTGATGTTCTCGGCCATCATGTGCTCCAGTCCCACGTTGCCCGTCAGTTCGTAGTAGTGGCAATCTTGCTCTTGTCCTGTTCGGTAGGTTCTGCGCGAGGCTTGCAACAGCAGGGCGTAGTCCCATACGCGGTCGAAGAATATCGTGTGGCGGTACTGCTGAAGGTTCAGCCCCAGGGACTCTTTCTGCATCGACAGCACCGTGACCATTGGCCAACGCTTGCGGCATTCCTCTTGCGCCACGATGAAGCGGCAGAAGATGATCGTCTCGTCTTGCGGCAGGTCTTGCAGCAGACGGTCAACGGCCTCCATCTTGCCTTCGTCGATGGTGTACGCCACTTGCATCTCGGTGGTCATGGCGAGGAAGATGTTGTTGTTCTTCCACTCCATCGTCTCGTCGCTCAGGTAGTCTTCCTTGATGTCGTTGTACCGCTGGCGGCTCTCGTCGGTGATGCAGTAGTTCACCGTGTGCCACTTCTGGGTGATGTTCAGTCGAAGGTCGCACTCATAGACGTAGTGACGAATCAGCGAATGCAGATAGTCCACATTCTCCATTCCCGTGACATATTCCTTCGTGTACGACCTCATGCCGATGCGCTTGGTGACTCGCGTCCACTTGGTGAAGGTGTTCTTGTACTCCGTCAGGCTCATGCCGAGTATCTTCGGCGACAGGAACTCCATCTGCGGCCACATGTCGAGCAGGTTGCGCGAGACGGGTGTGCCGTTAAGCACCAGCTTCCACTCTGCCCGCTTGCCCACTTCCAGGATGCGCCGTGTGCGCTTGGCTTCGGCATTCTTCACCTTCAGGCTCTCGTCAACGATGACCATTGGCACCCGTGCCGACTCCACGCCGTTGAGCAGTTCCATGTAGATGCGGTCTGAGCCGCTGAGCGATTCCACACCGTAGTAGTGTGCCGTCATCGTGAACCCTCCCCACTTCTCAGCCTCCTGCCTGATAGCGTCGAGTGTGCGCAGCGGTCCCACCCAGAACACGTCGGTGGCGGGTGTCGAGTTGGCGAGCGTGAGAGCTGCCCGCGTCTTGCCCGTCCCCGGCTCCATGAAGAGCGCACCCACGCGCCACTCGTTCAAGTGTTCGATGGCTGCCTGTTGCTGTTGTGTGAGGGTGTTCATACTTTCAATTCTTCTATGATGTTGCTTTCCTTTGGTGTAAGTTTCTCAGGCGTGTGCCGCTCTATGATCACCGTCTGCCAGTCGCGCCACTCCTTCGTTTCCTTGTTCAGCACGAAGTGGCGGATGGTCGCCTTGTGCTGGAAGATGTGGGAGTAGAACGTCGAGACGGCGATGTACTGTCCGTCATCCTCGAAATGGTAGCCGTCCGGCACCCTCCGTCTCGTTCTGTTCTGCTCAATGGTGACGTAGCCGTCGTGGTACTCAATGCGGTGGTACTTCACACGCTGAGCTGGGCAGAGGATTTCATTTTCCAATAGGTCTGATTCCATCACGGTGCAATGCTTGTCTCAATTCTTCGGCTATACGCTCGTTGCCAGGTGTGCCGACAACGTAGTCCTCGATATGCTCCATGAAGTGGTCAAACTTCGTGCAAGCAAATCGTCCTTTCACATCGCTCTTGTATTCGTCAGCGTATGGCGGGAATGGTGGAACGCCTACCTGATAGGTACGCTGATTGTCCATTGCATAGGTGAACACGGGTAGTCCCTTGTGCTCGAATGTGTACCAGCCATCAATCACTGAGCCGTCGGTGCGGCGTACTTCCTTTATCTCAATACCCATGTCGTTGAGTTTCTCTTTCCAATTCTTCTGTGCCATAGTTCCTTATCTTTTTAAGTCGTTAATAACATTTGATTCCTTTGCCTCCTTCTTCTCAGGCGTGTGCCGCTCGATGGTGTACGTCGGCAACTGGTGGCCGTTCTCGTCGAACCATGCCTGCTTCTTGCCGCTGTACTGGATGTTTTTCTTCCCCAATATCCACGCGCTGATCCACCAGGCATCGCTCTTCATCACCTCGTAGTCACGTCCGAACACCTGACTGGCAGGTATAATGTCTTGTGAACCGTCGAAGGCGGTGGCCTTGAAAGCCTTGTCACTGATGCGGACAAGGCTCTCCAGCCTAACGCTGTAGCATAAAGTTCTCATGGGTTAGTCCTCCACCTCTACGTTGTGATACTTCTTCAGGTCTTCGATGTCGATGTGGGCATAGTTGACGTAACCAAGGCTTGAATCCTGGAATGAGAACGTCTTCAAGTCTGTGCTCAGGATGACACCGCCATTGACAACAGCCATGTAGTAGTTATCGTCGTAACTTGGCTTGAAGGGGATGCAAGCCTTTCCGTTGACATAATCGTCATCGTGGCTCTCCTTGCAATACTGAAAATAGAAGTGGTGGCTGAATGTGATTCCGTTGACCGTAGCGGCCTCATTCTTGAATGCGTTATAAACTCCGCTACTTGCCGTCTGGAATGTCTTTGAGATTTTGTAATCGTTGTACTTCATTGTCTTTAGCCGCTGTTACCCGTTGCCGCCGGTGTTCTAATTGTTATTTGTTTAATGTTTACGATGCAAAGATAATCATTTTCTTTGAATGTACCAAATAAAACACAAAGAAATGTGTCTTATTTGGTACTTTTTAACATTTCAAGCCCTACTCACTCACCCTCCCCTCGGTAATATCAAACCCGTGTAGGGCATCTTCCAGGGCGTGAACGATGTCTATCTTGTGGGTCGGCACGGGACCGCCCTTCACGATGCGGCGCAGGTCGCTGTTGCCCATCTCCACGGCGCAGTTGCCGAAGCACCAGGGGATGAGAGGGTTCTCCGAGAACTCTATCCACGGGTCGGGGCGCAGGATCATCTCTTCCAAGTGGCCGATGATGGGGTTCTGACTCATGGCGGTCTGACTGATGGGCACCACCATGCGCTGAATCATGTCGGCAATGTCCTTGGCCGAGAGGTCGGTGCGCTGCTTCTGGAAGAGGGTCTGAAGCCATGCCTTCAGTTGGTTGATGGGCTGGACGCTCTGCGCGGGGTCGTAGTTGAACATCACGATGTTCACGCCCTGCTCGGTCAGTTCGCCCAGACGGTTCACGCTGTAGATGCTGTCGAAAACCTCACCGGGGCACACCTTCAGCCAGCCTCCCGCAATCCATTCCTCATAGAGCGGACGGTTCGGGCTTTCCATCATGGTCTTCTCGAGCACCCACGCATCGCAGTCGAAGAAGAAGCGTCCGCGCATGGTGTTCGACGGCATGTAATCGACAGCCAGATAGCCGTGGGCGTAGAGGTCGTCGCCGTGCGAGAAGTCCATGCCGCAGAACACCTTCCAACGCTCGCGCCCTTGGTCGATGTACTTGCAATCCTCAATGCGTTTCGCCACCTGTAGCGGACGGATGCGGTCGCCCGTGATCCACTTCGTCACCTTGCCCGTCTGCCACATATTAAAGTCCTTCGTCAGCACCTCCTGCTTGGTGTCTTCGGTGCCGGTGGCGGCTTCGTGCAGTCGCTCGCGGTAGTAGGTGGGCTGCACGGTGGTGCCGATGCTGCGGTTCACCTTCTTGAACAGTTCGGGGTCGTCGAGCTTCGTCAGGTCGTCGGTCAGCTCCCACTTGTCGAGCTGGAGCAGGAATGCGCACCAGTAGTCGTCGGGCGTGCGGTGGGGCTGTCCCAGGGGGTACTGCATCTCACGCAACAACGATGGTTCCACGTCGTTCTCAATCTTCGACTTGTATGGGCCATCTTTGACACGTCCGGCTGTGGTGGTGTGCATCAGCAGTTTCTCACGACGTGGGCCTGTACTGCCCCAACAAGTGTCAACCGATGCTTGCATGTCGCAATGACCGTTCACATAGCTTGGCTGTCCGTGCTCGTCGGCATGTACCACGCTGGCATAATAACCATCCTTCGGAACCTTACCCGCTGCCATCGTTTTGATTTCGCCCTTCATCGTTTGTCCCGGTTGCCAGCTCAGTTCGTTTTTGGTCATGCGGAAGTACTTGCCGCCCATGCGGTTCGTACATGTCGGGTCGATTTGCATGGCGAAATTCCGCACGGCTTTGAACGAAATTTTCGACAATTCGGCTGAAGGGGCACAGATGAGCACCTGACCATTCACGTCGCCGAGGAAGCACGCCTCTACGAAATCGACCGCCGCACCAAGTTCCGTCTTTCCACTCTTACGAGTAACGAACCAGTGCGCCTCCTGCGTCAGCCGTCGCGTGTCCCACACCCAGCCGTCCTTCACCCATTCGGTAGGCAGCAGCATGTCGCCCTCGTGGTATTCGCGCTCCATGCTTACGTCCACCTTGAAGGCGTAAATCTCGAAGATGAGCCACACCTGGAACGGCATCAGCCGGACGTGCTGCGAGCCTCGCGGTGTGGAGAACCGCAGACCACCCTTCACATGTCGCCCGTTCGCCCACTGTCCCTCGATGGCTCGGAGCGACCGCTTCACGCGCTGAGGGTCGAGGTCGTAGGAGTCCATCAGTCGCATTTCCTTGCGGATGCCGAGCAGCTCCATGAGGTTGGCGTGGCTGGCATTGCCGGAGATAGCGTCCTCGATATACGTCAGCAGTCGCGTGTCGATGCTGTTCAGTCGGTTCACGTAGTCGGGCAGTGCCTCGGTGATGTCCCGCAGGCACTGCGCCTTGGTTTGTTTAAGTTCGTCGAAATCTTGCATAGATTTTACGGGTTGTAGTCCTTGATTGCTTCGAGGAATTTCTTCTTCGATTTATACACTTTGCCGTCTATCATGAAGTGGCGGACGGCACGACCGCCCTTCTTCACCATGCCATACTTGTCGCGTGGCACATGGTCGCAGAAGCCCAGCCGTCCGTCCTTGCTCATGTACGTCGTTGTGTATTCGCCTTCCATAGCCATGTGGCAGGTCTCACGGAAGGGTACTTTCTTCAGTTCTTCTTCTGTCATACGTCAGTCCTCCAAATACCAAAGCATGATTACATCGTCGCTATCGCGGAACATTCCCTTGTTGTCGAAGATGTTGCCGACCACCTCCACGTTTTCCATCTGCAAGTCGTAGAACGATTTGTTGGTGAAGTTGCTGATGCCGCGCCTTTCCGATTCCTTGGTTACGTAGAGCATCACATAGAACTCGCCAATAGTGTCGTGGGTGTCGCATGACACGATGCCCAGATAGTTCACTTTGCCCTCATCCATAAACGGGTAGTCGGTCGATTTGATGATGTCGCCCTCGTAGATTTCCTTGCCGTTCTTGTCTTTCAGCCCGACAAACTGCCCGATGGTATCACGTTTCACTTGTTCGCCCTTCGTGCCTCCTTGCTCGAAGATGCAAACGTCGTCCTTATGGTGTCTCAGGTCACCATACAACCATTTGTTGCTCGCAATGTCTTGCGCTCTAAATTTAATCTGTCTCATAGTTCCTTTTGTTTAATTCTCCAATTCTCAAATTCTTGGTAAAAACAAGAGAGCCGACACCCGTCAGCCCTCTTACATCTTACATCTTACATCTTACATCCCGAAGGTCATCCCTCCAGCTCCCCGCCAGTCGTACCGCCGCCCTGGTTGCCACCTTGGCCAGCGCCACCCTCGGTGATGTCCTCCTCGCCAGATGCAGCGGCAGCAGCCTGCGGGTCAACCTTCTGCCAACTCACCTCGTCGGAGAACTGGCGGCTGAACTTGGCGGCTACGGTGCAACCCAGTCGGCTCCGTCCGTTGGCAGCGTTCAGCATCTCGGCGGTTGCCACGTTTAGAGTCCCCCGCCCATCGGGGGACGGCTATAATGCAGGGGGATATATTGCCCTTTGGCTTACGCCGCAATCCCGTTTGGCGGGATAGCTCAAACGTCAAACGTGAGCGTGCCGTTGGGGATGGGTACGGCATAGAAGGAATGAGTTCCGATAGTGGAATTCTCCTTGGCATAATACTTAACTTTTGCCATTTCTTATCCGATTTTATGGGTTTAACTTTAGAAGTGAAGAGTGAAAAGTGAAGAATTTGCTACCGCTCGATGACGATTTTCTTATATTCTTCTAACATACGATGGTAGCCGCTATCCATGCCCCACCAACGGCCTTCCATGTCTTGCAACAGCCACCCGTGGTCTTCCACCGTCGTATGGTTGTCGTTCAACATGATGCTGATTGTAGGATTGCGGCTCACGTCATACGACCATTGAAGTATCACGCCCTTCTGCGACAACTCCTGAATCTGCTCAAAGTTCATGGGATGCACTTGGAACTCTCGCTGAATGTGCATTACTGGGTGTTTCTTCCATTTCTCCAACTGCTTCTCACGTCGCCAATGTTCCTCGATAGTGCGGAATGCACTCATCGCATAGGTCTGACTCTTGGTGTCGGCATCGTTGAAGTTCACCATCTTGCCAGGCTCTTCCATCAGTTCGATGTTGCACACGGCAAAGGCTCCGTTGTAGTCAATGGTTATCTTCATAACTTCAAAGCATAAGAGTCGCCAAACTGAATCTCACATTGAACCTCGCGCCGTTCACGTCGCCTTGATGCTGAGTCCGCAGCCGTGAATGGGTTCGGCTCGTCATAGTCAACGTGCGTTTGTACTCGGATATAAACTCCCGTGCATGGTATGCCGAAGTCCTGCTCCATTTCTCTCACCAGCTGCTTAAATGCGGCTTGGTACTCTGATAGTGTCTTTTTCTTTGCCATAGTTCCTTATTCCGAATATTGAAAATAAATAAGCCCGATTTTCGGGCGTTTTTCGCTTAATGTGTAAATAAATGGAGAAATAAGCAGGTTTTAATCCACTTATTTCTCCAATAACGCAGGGCGCGGTTTGGCGTTACCCAACTCTCGGCATTCCCCTGGGGTGTCAGCCGTAGCGTCTCGCTGACGATGGTAAGGTGGGAAATGTTACTCCGTTGCGGACATACCGCACGCCCCGATGTCCTATCTACTCCCCTCCCTCAGCAGGGAGGGGCAGGGGGTGGGTCTCCTTTATCCCTCCAGCTCCCCGCTTGGCGGGTTGTTGTTACCACCGTTGCCGCCCGTCTGGGTGTTGTCATCGTCGGTCACGGTGTTCTCGTCGGTCTCTGCCTCGGTAGTCCACGAAAGCGATGCACCCTTCACGGCTGCGGCGATGTCGTCACCGGCCTTGTAGTTCACTTTGGGTTTCATGTCGGCCAACTGGAGGTTGTCGGCGTTCTCGTCCCACTTGCCATTCACGGCGGGGTAGAGTTTGCCAAGCACGCCCAGGTCAACGATGTAACCCTGCTTGATGCTGTCGGCAATGCCGTCGATCATCATCTTGCAAGCCAGCTCAGCCTCGCGGTAGTCGAGCGTAGAGCCGTGGGTGCTCTGCTTCACGATGTCCTCAAACGACTTGGTGCCGTTGGTGATTACTCGGCCATAGTAGCCTTCTTTGGTCACTCCCTCCACCTTGCGCTTCAGGAGAGTCTTTTTGATTTTAAGTTTCAGTGCCATTGCATGAAATTTTATTGATGAAACATATTGTTGCGATTCCGTCATTAGGTAACAACCGCGCAACTATTAGGTAACAGTTGCCAAGTTGTTAGGTAACGGTTCATATATCGGCTGTTTTGCGGTCGGGGGTTTACTCGGAAGCGAGAGGCTGGCCGATAAACTTGTTGATGAAGTATATCTGACCTTTGCCCGTGACTTTCGTAGTGTTGCGCGTTCTCATTTCTCCGTCCACGCTGAACACGTTTTGCTTCATCGTGAACAATCCTTGCTCGATATACTGCTGATAAGGCTGATTAAACCTTTCACCATAAGAGCAAAGGTAATGATTATCGCGCAACCACTGAAACAACCGCTTTTCACCGATGGGATAGCCGTTTTGTGCAATCATCTTGGCGAGTTCACCGATTAGGCACGACGATGTAGAGCCTTTCACGGCATCGGCATAGATGATTTTCGGCTTGTCCTCGATGGCTTGCGCTTCCAACTTCTCGACCTGCTGCTGTGCTGCCAGTCGTTCCTTGCGCTCCCTTTGGTAGGCTTGGAGCATGAGGATAGCGTTTTCAGGGTCGTTCAGCATACTTTCAACCGTTGCTTCGGTCGCATACATGCCATGCTTGCGGATGCTGGGCAATACTTCCGATGTTACCCACTTGCGGAAAGGCTTGGCTTGCTCGCTGTCCGAGCGGATGATTACGTCATAGAGTCCACTTTCGGTTACGAACGTTATCTGTTGCGTACCTCCGTTGGTAGGGGTGTCCACCAGATGGACATCCTCTTCGTCAAGTCTGCTCTTCACGTTTCGGGCATTGGTTATCCCGATGGCTTGGCAGACATCAGAAAGGCAGAACATCGGATTGTCTGCCGTTCCTGCGGTTCGGACTGCTCCGAACTGAGGATTGTTGAATACTTGAATTTCGTTCATGATGGTCTTTGGCAAATGTTAAACAAATAACCCCATTCAGTTTTCACAATACTGCCGATGCTCCCGTATTCGGGAACTTTCGGCCTAACTCTCGGTCTGTTATCCATGACACAAACCGCATAAGAGGATTAACACCAGGGGAGCAACCACCCCATACACTACCCACTCGCAAAGACTAAAGCCCTCCGCTTTGTAGTCTTGCATCATAATTTCAAAGAACGCTTTCATGTTGCTACTTCTTTATGGTGTCCTTAATGTTCGCTAATAGTTCAAATGCCGGACGTTGGAAGATTGCACCAACTGGGTCGGTGGCACATCTGTCCCAAATCTCGGCATACTCCTTGATTGCCTTGGCATCCTTGTCTTTGAGGAAGTTCACGACTTCATCTTGACCGCCATTGACAATCATCATCAGCAGACACACAAACGTCATGCGAATCGTTTGCAACTCTTCACGTTCTTCTTTTGAGGTTACGGGAACCTCCACGATTTTCTTTTGCTTACCCATGATTGAAATAGAATTAAGTTGTAGGCAAAGGAAAGCGACTGCCATTTTGCGCTGCTTACAACATCACGGCTCCTTGTAGTGGAGAGAGAATGTTACGCTCAATGGTAGTCGCTATGACTTAATTCCATCAAAGTGCCTCTCTTTACCACGCATGGTCGTTGGCTGTAAGACTTGTCGGCCAACTTTTATGCGAGGCCACCGCAAGGAGAACAATACTCCCGTGATATTGTAAGCGGTGGCAAAGATAAGCACTTTTTTCTATCTACACAAATATTTTCAGCATTATTTTTCTTGGGTTTTCGGGATATATCTATGATATATAAAAAATCTTAAAGGTCGAACAAGGATGCTTGTTTGACGATTGATCCGTCTTTCAACTTGATTTCGCCCTTGCACTCCTCATTGAAGCGGGCGCAACCATCGGCAAAGAATTTCTCGTCTATCTCACAGCCGACATAATCAAAGCCGAGTTTGTAGGCTGCTATGCGTGACGACTGACTTCCCATCATAGGGTCAAAGATGCGGTCGCCCTCCTTTGCGTACTTCTTCAGCAGATAGGCATAGAGTTCGACGGGCTTCTGCGTTGGGTGTATCTTGTCGCCCGTCCGATTGTCGAAGCGGAACAACTGCGCTGGCGATTCAAACGAAGTCCATGCAAACTCCACTTGCGAGAAGTTCTCCCACGGCTGAACCTTGTCCCAGCAGATGAAGCACCGCGTGGGCGGTAGGTCGAAGTAGTTTCCACCCCAAATGATGACGTTCTCGGCTACCCGTCGCAGTTCGTCGAAGAAAGCCTTGTCGGGTGCCTTGTCCCATCGGTCAATGTAGCCGTTATTGAACACCCTGCCTTTCAGTTTGCCGCTTCCTCCCGTCTGCCCTCCTGCGTCTCTTATGCCGTAGGGTGGGTCAGCGATGGCGAGTGCAAACGCTTTGTCGGGTTGGTCTCGCATGAAGTCCATGCAATCCACGTTAAATACTTCCGATGTCATGCCTTTCCTTCCGTTTTCAGATTATCGAGTAGTTCAAGTGCCCGATTCAGTTTCTTTCGGTTCGTCACGTTCGCCTGATAAAGTCCATGCTTCACTCGGTCGATGTGCTTCGAGTGGTTCAAGTTCACTTTGACTTCCGACACGTTAATCTCCAGACTATCGCGGTGCGGTATGCGTCGCATGTCGAGATACTTGATGATGTTCTTCGGGTTCACATGGTCGAGCATTTCAAAGAAATCCTCTTCGTCGATGTTGATAAACACCCGTCTGCCTTTCCGTTGGTTGTCCGTCGGCTTAGGCTCTTGCATCTCCACGTCGGCGATGCAACAATGGTTTAATGTCAGTCTCATACGCCTTCCTAATTCGTTCAATTCGTGAAATTCGTGTTCGTTTTTTGCCCTTTGGCTTACGCCGCAATCCCGTTTATCGGGATAGCTCAAATCTGTCTGACTGCTTGCCTTCACGTCGCCCTTGGCCTATCGGCCTTCCTCCGTCGCGACTCGGCATAGCTCAAGCGGCAAGCCGTTTGGCTCTACTCTCGCTGCTCCGTCGGTTCATCGCCAGGTTCAGGATGTTCGTGGCAATCGCCTCCTGCTTCGTCATCGGCGAGCCGTCCGGCTTCGTCATCATCGTGCCGTCCTTCAGCACCACGGGCGTATCCAGCTGCGAGAGCAGATACTCCTCCATTGTCTGTTGTTCCGTTTCTTTTGCCATAACTTTATAATGCTTAATGTTTGATAGTGGAGGTAGAGGGAGTCGAACCCTCGTCTTACTGACTTATTATAGAAACTTTGTTACGTGCGTTGGGGCTGACCAGATAGCTGGACGAGCGTTCCACCACCGCATTTTGAGAAAACGCGGAAAACGTGAGACGTGACCTTTATGTTCCTTCGCAAGTCACCCGCGAGGTGCTTATGCTGCTGCCAGCATGTTAGCACGGGGAGTCATATTGACAACCTTAGCGTTTATTTGTTTTGCCATTTCAAAGCATGACTGCTTGCACGATTTCTTGCCTTCCATCAGCAATCAAAACCAAAATACCCCCAAAAGTACGGGAACGGAATATGTATTACATACTTGCGTGTACTTTGCTTTCTGCCTCATTGCACACCTATTGTCACCTTGCACACCTGACTATTGGCGGCAGGACTGCTTCTCATGTGCTGTTTCTCCGAGTAAAGAGGTTGTAGTCATCGCCTCAATACTGCCCCGTATTTATTCGTTCAATTCGTGTAATTAGTGGTCTATCTCATTCCGTCAATAAATTCGTTGAGTGCGTTGGTGGCATCCTTGTCGCCCTTGTCCTCCGGCTTCGCTGCCGCCTTCGCCGCCGTGCCGCCCAGAGCCTTCGCGTAACTCAGGCACAGCATCTCCTGCTGATAGAGCAGACCGCAGAGCGGGTGCTGCTTGGTGGTCATCTGCCCCGTGCTGCCCACCTCCACAATCGTCTCGCCGTCGCTGAGAATCTTCTCACGGTAGCGGTCGCGTATCTCCAGCGCATTCGCATAGTTGCGGATGGTCAGGTTCAAGTGGTCGGGCACCTTGCCGCCATGATCCGCCCTGACCTGTGCGCGGATGTCCTTCAGATATGTTGCTGCTTTTGCCATGATTATTTACGTTGTTTGAATAAGTCCTTATAATGTTTCAACTCCTGTTCGAGTTCGTAGGGGTGGCGACGTTCGCGCCATGCCTCCATCGTGATGGGGTAACGGCGACCAGGCAGCGACATCCACTTCTCCCACTGGTCGTCGCAGGGGCGGTGCAACAGTCGCTTCTGCTTTCGGTAGGCCGACGCGCTGCGCTCCACACCCTTCGACGTGAGGGGCGGGAAGCCTTCGTGGGTGAACACGCCCAGACAGCAGTACGCCTGCCGTTGGCCCTTGGTCAGTTCCGACTGCGGACGCTTGCCCAGCAGCGGACAGCGTGAGCACCGGTCGGGCTGCTCCGGTGGCAGCTGGATAGGTGTAAAAATCGCTTTTGGCATTTTATTCGTTATTATTTTGCGTTCAGAGTATATCGCGCATTTCGGCTACCTTGCGCCGTTAAGTTAAGATGCGGAAAAAAGCACCCTCCCCGAAATGTGCTGTGTGGATAAAAGAGAG